GGCTCAGAGAGAGAATTTTATCACGATTAAAATAGTTTAACAGTTGAACATATAGTGGCTGTCCGATAAAATGTGTACTTTTGTTCATCTTATTTCATTGTTTTATTTTTGCAACTACAAAGGAAATAAGAAGGGCTGAATGTGCAAAACAATCAGCCCGTTTTTTTTACTATTCTGAATTAAAAAGATATGAACGCAAAAAAAGTTTTATCGGACACCAATAATTGTAAATCCATCTTTACGGTTGCGTTCATTACAGTCCTCTGCCATTTGACGTGCAATAGGGTGGGTGATACGTTGTAATATCTCTGCGATAATGGGTTGATGACGTAATTGTCCGTATGTATAGCCTTCTCCGTTGATACCACCAGAACCTGATGGGATGTCTGAGATTATGCATAACTCTTTTCTTTCCATTTATTCTTGTTTAAGTATTCTGATTAAATTTTAGTTCAAACCTTGTGTAGAAGTCCCTAACATAAATGAAGTCGAAGATGCTGAAGTTTGTATGGTTGTATAGATTGTGGAAATGCTGATGAAGGTGTAAGTCGTAACTCCATTCTCTGTCTAATCCTTCATTCCAACAATCATCCGCATCTTACAATCCCATGAGTTCCATTTCAGTCTTGTCATCTTCCTCTCCATGATATCCGTCGAAGCTCATACAGCAACCATATTTGCAATAGATGTCGTTATAACTTTCATCATTGAGAATCTCCCAAATCATTTCTGAATCTTTTCCTTGAAAGGATTACTGTTCGAGTATTGTTTGTTTTTTCCTAAGAAGATTTTACATTCTATCCCCTCAAACTGCAAGCTACTTCCACTATCTGCCAACATTTTCTTTGTGTTGTAATACAACTCTTTACTTTGTTGATAGTTTTTGATAACTACTTCTTTAAGTGTTTCGTTGAATTCCTTTAACAGCTGATAGTTTTCATCTGTTGGCTTGAATAGTTGGTTAAGGAGCATTCGACGATTAAAGATGAGATTTTGGTATAAGTGACAAAAAGAGACCTAAAATCTCTTGTAATCCATTTATTTCACGAAGGAGGGTGTGTCAAAATGCAAATTATTAACTTGACAACTTTCAATCTATAAGTAGGATTCTTCTAAAGGCAAAGAAAAGACCATTTCTTTACTCAAAATCGAGTATAGAAATGGTCATTTTTTATTGGATTGTTTCAAACTGTAAGATCATCAAAATGATATTTGCATTTTGACACACCCTCTTGTTTCAGTGATTCGCATGGGGCTCGAACCCATGACCCCAACATTAAAAGTGTTGTGCTATAACTTGCCTAACCTATTATATATTAGTTACTTTCGTTGTTTTAATTTATTTATCGGATACGCATAAGCACATTTTTCTTTGTTTATAGGTATATTCGAAATCTTAAAATATCATAACGCAGATTGATTATTTAGTTTAATCTTAGGTTATTCTAAATAAAATCACTATCTTTGCATTACTATATTAAATACAACAATACAAAGATAGTAATAAAAGAGCAATGAATGAAGAAATTTTGAAAATAGTTTTAAACGATAAATCTTTTAGCAAGGATGAGTCTGTTTCTATTGTTGGAGGTTTACGTAGATTTACAGAACTTTGTGCGAAAGGTTTAATTAGGTATAATAAGGCATCTTCTTCTCAGAACGGAAGATGGAAGTGTAATGCTTATGATGTTTTGAAAAACGCAAGTCTTTAGCTAAACCAAATCAATATGACACAGAAAGAAATTGAAAAAGTGAACTACATTTTGAAGCGGAAGTATAACATATTTCACGCTGATTTGATAACTCGAGCGGTGCAAAACGACAGAATAACCGTAGAACAATTTAAGATTGCTTGCGGTGTAATTGCAATGGCTGAGAGATCGGACGGTGACGAGTTTGTACCTAAAGGTTGGGAGGAAGTGTAAAGTGTATTCATTTTCAAAGTAAATAACTAAAACAAAAATCAATATGGAAGAAAAGAAAATTATTGCCTACAAAGGGTTTGATAAGAACTTGAAATGCAGAGGATTTCAGTACGAAGTCGGTAAAGAGTACGAAATGGATGGAGATATTAAGTGCTGTGAAAGAGGATTTCACGCTTGCGAATCTCCGTTAGAGGTGTTTGACCACTACGATATGCTCAACTCTCGTTTTGCAGAGGTAGAGCAGTCTGGTGAAATTGATAAGGAAGAAAATACAACGAAAGTTTGTTCTTCTAAGATAAAGATTAAAGCAGAACTTAATCTTGCAGATATTGTGAAACTTGGAGTTGAATGGATAAAAGATGTCACTTCACCAGCAAAGCTACAAAAAGAGACGGACTTAAATGATAACGGTAACAACTCTGCTCAGATTGGCTCAAGTGGTGACTATGCTCAGATTGGCTCAAGTGGTGACTATGCTCAGATTGGCTCAAGTGGTTACTATGCTCAGATTGGCTCAAGTGGTTACTCTGCTCAGATTGGCTCAAGTGGTTACTCTGCTCAGATTGAGAGTACAGGTAATCACTCTGTTGTCATGGCAGCTGGTAATGATTCTATTGCTAAGGCTAAAATAGGAAGCTGGATAACACTTGCGGAATGGGATTGCATCAATGGAGTCAGGATTCCTATCTGTGTAAAAACAGAAAAGGTCGATGGCGAACGTATCAAGGCTGATACCTTCTACAAACTGATTAATGGTGAATTTAAGGAAGTTGAGGAATAGAATGAAAAACAAGAAATATTTAGCTGAGGAGTATGCGGAGAAAGAATTTCACCGTGTAAATGGGGACGATGCTCCCTGCTTTACAGATGAAGCCTGTTTTAACTTCGATGACATTAGATACGCTTTCGAGGCAGGATATGATAGTGTATTTGAAGGCCTCCGACTTTTATTTAAGGAACTACAAGAGGGATTAGTAGCTGAGGCTCATCTTCTTAATGAGTACTATCATATCCGTAAATCAGCATCAGTAGAGGAACCACGATATACATTTGTATTTGAATATGAAAAGCCGAATCAATGGTACGACACCTTAGAGGAGGCAATGGACGCAGCAAATGAGGATTATAAGAAACGAATTAAACAAACATTGGGATTATGAAATCAGCGTATATAAATAAAAACACATCGGAACTAAGAGATTGGCTTAGAAGTGTAGGAATATTTCCAATAGATTACCCCGAATGCGATAGGTATAACGGACTTATTGCACCGTATCACATAAGAAAGGGTATGATGGATGAAGGAACAGGTTGGGTGATATTCTACAAAGACGGTGTAGTTTATGACACGGACGATGATGCATCAGACTATTATTTCTGCGATACAGAAGAAGAGTTTAAGAAAAAAGTATTGGAATTAATAAGCAATTATCAATTATGACAATAACAGAATTACAAAAGAAACTTCAAGAAATGTACGAAAAGTATGGAGATGTCGAAGTACGGCATCAGTGTGGAGATATTGGTGATTATTGTAGTATATCTTGCGTTACAAGAGATGGCGAAGACATCGTTATTTTGTAAGATACGAAATGCCGTTATAAGAAATAACAAGATGAGTAAGACAGGCAGTTTACATTACAGGCTCTGTTGTGAGGGCGCAAAATGGATGCGCAAACAAGAATGGGGCACATATCACACGGTAGCAGTAGAACTCTGTACAGTTAATGTTGAAAATCCTGATGTATGGGGAACAACAGGCTTTAAGTCTATGCTGATAGAGGTAAAGACCTCTCGTGCTGATTTTCTAAAAGTGCGAGAATATGGGCGAGGTTGCAATGCTTTGCTCTATCATGCGCAGAGAGGGAGTAAGAAAAGGTATCTTTAATTACAGAAAATTATTGAAACGAAATGAGATAAAGTTATGAGCAAATTTATTCCACGCAAGATTAAAAAGGCTTGCAAAGCATACAGAAATGATGCTTCACTTAATACAAAGTGGTCGCGATATGTACACACACAAGTTTTAGGTCGAATAGATGTGTATCAACTATATATAAAAGACTATGAAACTTCATTCTCTACTAAGTATGGGGAATTATTAAGCGAATATATTGATTATGGAACAATTTAAGGATTCTGTTTTTTTTGAAAAGGAACAATTATGATTAAGAAACTAATTTGCAGACTATTCGGACACGTACACATTGAGGAAATGTACGCAGCCCCACTCGTTGAAAAAGAACGCAGGTATGTAGTGATAAAGGAGTGTAATTGCGCTCGTTGTGGAAAGAATATATCTTTTGAAGAGAGCGAGCCAATGTCACGTGCGGAGTTGTTGCAGGGTGGTTGGTTTATCAAGTTAGAGCCAATATGGATTTCACGTCCGTATGCGAAGTATAAACAAGGTAATTTGAGGATTGCAAAATGATTAAAGTATTATTACCATTGTGTGTTATTTTCTTTATAGTCCTTTACATGGCATTTGCCTTTGTAAATTGGGATATAGCATGGGTAGCACACGTAGATGTGATTGCGAGATGGTTTTTTATCTTGCTTTTTGTGGCATTCTTTCTTGTGTTTTCAGCGGTTTATTTGGAGACTAAAGATAAATAATTATGAACGGAATAACGATAAATAACAAGCAGTACATCTTTCTTGAAACAAGCAAGGATGTGGATTGCGACAAGTGCGATTTAGACGAGGATGAAGTATGTAATAACAGTATGGTATGCGAATCTTTCCACTACTTGCTACATGGTATTAAGGGATGCGGAGTGTTTAAGGAACTAAAAGAAGAAAAGTAATATGAAAAAACTAATTTTATTATCAGTGCTAGTATTTGCGGTCAGTTCTTGTGGCTACGAGATTAGGAAGAAACCCGAACCACCTAAGCCGAAGCTGACAAAGGAGCAGATACGAAAGCAAGAGTATGAGCAAAGGTTGAAAGACTATGATGTTAAATTCTTGTTTGAGTGTAACGGAGTAAAGGTCTATCGGTTTTTTGACTGTGGTGAGGATGTTTACTTCACAGATGCAAACGGAATGACAAAATATCAGTACACCACAAGGACTGGTAAATTTGGTCATCAAACACACAAAGTTCAATCAATTAACACAAGGAGGTAATATGATATTTTTTATAAACCTATTAATGTTTATTCTTATTTCTCTTACTTTCGTGTTTATGACAATATGTGTTCCTAATGAGTACACAAATATAAATAAGCGGATAGACAATTTGTTTGCTAATCAACGAACAATATACAAGTATCATTTGCTTTCGTTGTTGGCGCAAATGAGAAATTCAAAAACTTTAGCTATCATGCAGGAGGAATACGAACTTGTAAATAGCATACAAAAGAACATAGAAAAAATAGAAAACGAATTGAAAGATTATGAAGCGTGAAATATTATTTAGAGGTCTTTCTAACCAAGGTAAAGGTTGGCTGTACGGAGATGTAGTAAGGAATGTGGAGGGTGCTGTGGCTATCATGCCGCCTTACCAGATGAACATGGATAATACATGTTCACAGAATGAGGTCAACCCCGAATTAATGAAGTAAAGTGAGGTAAATAAATGCGCAAGGCTTTTGTAATAGACATCCCTCTGTATAATAGAGATCTATTAGTTGTCTTCGGAGATAGGGGCTACCTTGTAAACCAAATATCTGAAGCTTATAATATCCCTCTTCAGTCTGCATATTCCATAACTGAAGACATAGATGATTACAGCACGGGAAGGTATTATTTCAACATAGAAAAAGGCAAGAGGTTTCTTTGGATGGCGAAAGTGCCGGAAAAGCCGCAAGAGTATGCTACACTCAGTCATGAGATATTTCATGCTGCTTTCGGGATTATGGACGAAATAGGCGCAAGTCCTTCTGAAGATTCAGAAGAAGCCTACGCCTATCTAATAGGCTATCTCACGAAAGAGATATACACATCATTTAACGGTTCTCATGAATCGTAGTCTTAGGATGGCGCTTTGCGTACTCCTCGGTACAATAGCGACCGTTGTCGGCTCTACGATAGGAACCATCATCTTTTTTGGTATTCTTTGTCATGACTAAAAGAATTAAATTTTGTGGCAATATTACCAACATGTATTTAGCAAATATTGTACCAATAAAAGTAAAAATATGACTAAGAAAATTATGTTTAATGATAAGTTCTGCCTGACAAAGGCAGTGCTTGCCAGAACGAAGACAATGACAAGGCGAGTACTAAGAGATAATGTACCGCTTGGTAATTGGGAGGAAACAAAGAAACATCTTCCTTATAAGGTTGGTGAAATAGTAGCAATAGCGCAGTCATACAAGGATATTATCGAATGTCTCCCGATGTACAGCGATGCTATACTTGATGAAGTGGGTGTGCCACGCAAGGAGTTTAAGGCAGGGTGGACTAACAAAATGTTCGTTAGGGCAGACTTAATGCCCCACCACATCAGAATTACGGATGTTAAGGCGGAACGTCTCCAGAGTATATCAGACGATGATATTATGCGAGAGGGCATAAGGGAGGAACGTTTTGCTGGCGGTGACAGTATGTTCTTCTATAATAAGACTTTTATTCGTGATAAGAAACAATGTGTTGAGCAGATATATAATTCAACAGCCCGCAGAGCCTTTGCGTCGCTCATGTATAAAATTGTCGGTGGTAACACATGGCATAGCAATCCATTTGTAGTAGCTTATAGTTTTGAATTAGTAGATTAGCGTATGAAACATACTCACGCAAGCCTCTTTTCGGGTATTGGTGGAGCAGAACTCGCTGCCTCGTGGATGGGCTGGACTAATGTGTTTCATTGTGAAATACAAGAGTTTCAACGGAAAGTTTTAGAGTATTGGTTTCCTAATAGTATTTCTTATGAAGACATTACAAAAACAGATTTCACCGAATGGAGAGGACGCATTGATATTCTCACAGGAGGATTCCCTTGTCAACCATTCAGTGTTGCAGGAAAACGAAAGGGAGCGGAAGATAACCGCTACCTCTGGGGTGAAATGCTACGAGCAATACGGCAAATTCAGCCCACTTGGGTTGTTGGTGAAAACGTTAATGGAATCCTCTCAATGGTACAGCCCGGCAAGGCGGTTAAAGTGGGACGCGCAGACGATTTGTTCGAAGAGAATTACATATACCGAAAGGAGCAGAAATTCACAATTGAAGCCATCTGTGAAGACCTTGAAAGTGCAGGATATTCCGTCCAGCCGATTGTTATTCCGGCTTGTGGCATCGGAGCTCCACACAGACGAGATAGGGTGTGGATTGTTGCCCACCGTACAGACGCAAGGGCTGAAAGTTTGCAACAAGGAGGGCAAAACGGAATTTCTAAGTCCTCTATTGCTGCCAACACCGACAGCAATAGACAAAGGGATAGGACGCATAAACAAATCATTGAGCAAAAATGCAACAGAGCGACCAACATTGGCAAAATGTGCAAAGATGCAGCTTCTCCCGACACCCAATGCGTCGGAGGGAACGAAGTGGACAACAAAGTACAATACAAACAGTCAAATGGGGAAAGGGCTGACGGCAATGGCATGTTCAGGACTTCTTTTAACACCAATGGGAAAGGATGGAATGCGCTCAGGTATGACGATGGATACCCTGAAGAAACATGGCAAGCCGAAAGCCAATTTGGCAGAGCAGATTGCCCACAAAGTTGGTGGCGGAACTTCCCAACTCAATCCCCTGTATGTAACAGAGATGATGGGCTACCCTTTAGAATGGCTGACCTTACCATTTCTTTCCCAAAGTGGCGAAGCAAAAGCATCGAAGCGTTAGGAAATGCGTGGGTACCACAAGTGGCATTTGAGATATTTAAAGCTATAGGGAAAATATATAAAACAAAATAAACATGAAAGTTAAATTAAAATGCGGTGATTCAATCACCATTCCTAAGGGTTGCAAGGCAATCATAAAGGATGAGAGTGTAGAAATAGAGAAAGCGCAGAAGTTCAAGGACGGAGATGTGCTTGTTGTGGTTATAGATAATGTGGAATGCCCTTTCATTTTCTTTAAGACTTCTACGGATTTCTGCTGTTATCACATTATGTTACGTCCTAATGGAGAGATTAGTAGGACGTGGTTTTTCAATATCAGTGAACTTGTATATACTCGTCACGCCACCGAAGAAGAGAAGCGTCAACTATTTGACAAGATGAAAGAAAAAGGATGGCAGTGGAACGCAGAAAAGAAATGCGTAGAATTGAATCGGTGGAAAGCAAAAGAAGGAGAACCAGTCTACTTCGTGAATCTACATCAAGACGAGAGTATAGTTAGCAATGGTGTTACCGTATCCGAAGAGTACATGTGGAAGATATACAACTATTTCCGCACTGAAGAGCAATCCAAAGAAGCCGCAAGGCGTATTCGAGAAGCCTTGCGACAATATCATGAGGAGATAGGAGAGTAATCATGGATATTCGTGATATTAAGATTGGGGATAAAGTCTGCAACAAAGATGACGGATTCCCTATGACAGTCGTAGGACTTTACTCTACGCTTTCAAACCTAAGTAACGGCACAGTTTACCTTGATTTCGAGGAAAATGAAGGTGACATGTGGGAGGAAGAAGCAAAAGACTTGATACCGTACAAGGTTTAGATACTAACACTAAAAAACGAATGAGTATGCGCTAACGTTCTCTGATACGGGCATAACTATGACAGCAAAGGAATACATTAATAGACGTGCTGCACTTGTTGGGCAGGCGATGAAGATAAATAAAAAGTTCTTTCCTCGATGTGTCAAGGCAAAGCTTAGACAGATTGCAAGATTAGAAAATGAGTATCGTGGTACTGACTACGAAACTCGCAAGAATGAACTTTACAACGAATGGTTTAACTAACAATGAGAGTGATTTTAGACATTTCATTTGATGGGAGGAACATCAATGACATTTATAACCTGCCGTGTGTAATGGCAGTTACGAAAGATGCAGGAGGAAAACCTGCTGTAATCCTCAAAAAGACACACACCAAAGGACGGACGATAGCCAGACTTGGCGACCATATTTGTCAATATGAGAGTGGTCTATGGCAGGTTTACGGCTCTGAGGCAGCCGATAAAATCATTAAAGCAGGAAAGTACGCACATGAATGAATTTAACGCAAAGAAGTTAGCTAAAAACGAGATAGTTGACTTCATGAAGATAACAGAAAAGCATAGGGAAACATTTAACCACGTTTCAGCCCTATTTCACACTATCGTAGGTGGAACGAACGACATCGCCCATACTTATATGCGTGATGCAATAGAGAAAATCAAAGAAGCAGGCTTGTATCGACAAAGAGTAAAGAAAGCGTGCAAAGATGCTATGTCCCGATATGATGTTTTTGAGAAACTCAACATGCAGGATATGCAGAATGCAGAAACCGACAAACGCCAGCTTTACATGGACTTTCTCGATAGTGTCGATGAAAGGCTAAAACCTCATATCTTTCTGTTCCGCCAAGCAATAAAAAGAGTGCTTGACAGGAATATGATAAAGGATAGTGATTTAAAGTCATATATTATCCTTGCATACGAACTTATCAACTACTCGGTAGAATTATTCGATAAGTTCATCGAAGGATGTCCGTCTTGTCCTCCTGTAAACTTCGGACTTACCTTTAAGCCTGCACGACTTTATGCCGTTCGCCAAGCATGGGGGCAGGTTGAGGAAATACTCTGTAAGGATTGCGTGAGCATCGACCTCAACAAAGATGAGAATTGCAGACGCTCGCTTGATGTGATTGAGATACATCTTGTGTCAGAGAAGTATCTCAATGAAAGTGGTATGGCTGCCCTTGAACTTAATCCAGATGCACGAATGGAAGCTGATAGACACATGATGGAGTGGGACAAGAAAAACCATAAAAAGTATGAACTCACAGATAGGCAAGCAGACTATCTTCGTGAGAACTACCACTTGAAAACCAACAAGGAACTCGCTGCCTTTATTGGCTGTGGCTTGACTAAGCTGCGTGAGTTCGCAAAGGAATTAGGTCTAACAAAAAAGAAAGCAGCATGAGTAGAACTAAATTTTGTATAATGGCAGTTGTAACCCTTGCTACATTTGGGTTCGCTGTTTACGTACATAGTAGCAACAGACTTGTAAAGGGTATAGTTATCGAAAAATCGGAGATACCCGAACACTACGAAACGATAGATAAGGGTGTCTTGCCTTATGAGCAGAAATACATTAATGCTCAGTATTTCGTCACTCTTTCATTTCGCAATAGGAAAGAAAAGATTGCCGTTGATTGCGTGACATTCGACAAAGCAATCGTAGGCAAAGTATTAACAATCAAAAGATAATATGGGAAAGAGAGATTTTCAAGAACTGATGGATTTTGCAAGGTCCAATAACCTTATGAACGTTCCATTAAACATAGTTATTCAAGAGTTTAGGATTTACAAAGGGAGTGCCAAGTAGGTGCTCCCTTTACTCTTCTCGCATAGGACCATTTCCCAAAAGTATATACTCCAGTGATATGTTAAAATCTTTAGCAAGGAGAGCTATGTATTCAACTTTTAACACCCTTCGCCCTGGCTCTTTTCTTACTGTATAAAGATTCCAATAGTTTAGGTTATGCTTTTTCGTGAATGTATAAAGCCCTCGTATTTCTTTTATATCTACAAGGTAATCTATTGCTAAGAAGAATCTCTTATTTATCTCTGTTGCTTCAGGTGAATTTAGCCGCATATCATTTTTCTCCCAAAAGTTTCATTAGCATTACTACGAGTTTGTTTTTTATATCTTGCGTAGAGTCAATTTGGTCCTGCATTCTATCAATTTGATGTTGCAGTTTGCTTATTACAAGTCTTTGACTCTTTATAATGTCAATCGCCTTGATATGACTTGACTTATAAAAGTCTTCCATATTCTCTGATACAGCATAGTTATTTACAGTTGTGCTATGACCAGTCACCTGTGTACTACTACCATTATTAGAATTAGCAGACTGTTCTCCGTTTGAATTTATTTTTGTCATTACATTATGCTGTTACTGTATTCTTTTGTTACGCATCCGAGAACCATGTCTATATGCCTTATAGATGACTTTGGTATCTTAATAGGAGAATGCACAAGTGTTCCGTCTGGATAAGTTTCTGTGTTTGAACTATATGCAAAAACAAACTCATCTCCCCCGTCTTGTAGTCGTTTAGTTATTCGAAACTCAGATGTTTCAATACAATAGTTACGTCCCCATATAAGTAAATTGTTGTCTTTTACACGTTTCAATGCAAGTATAGATCCGCTTGGGTATTCTACCATGCTATCTCCATAGTGTCTTATTGCAGATGTAGCATCGCCAAACCAATCACCAGCATCTATGTATTCTACGTGATAACTATCAACTTCGTTTGCCATCATAGAATTGGTTCCTCCAATAGTAGATATATCCTCGTAGAAAGGTATTTTTGTACGCTCTACATTATTATTGTTGGTAACAGATGCGTTACCATTTATGGAATTTGCAGAATTGTTACCATAAGAGTTGAGTGTATTACTAATTGGTTTAATCATCTCACCTTTACCTTTTATTAACCAATCCATATTGAGATCAGGATAGCGAGTTGCTATAAGATTCTTAGAGCTATTTCTCATTCTTTCGTTAGTATTTTTGACGAAAGCGTTTCCAACACCAATACTTTGCTCAAACTGAGACACGCTCATTCCGAGATATGATATAAATTCGTTTAACCTTTTCTGTACCTCATTCATATATTAAAATATCTTAACAGTAAGAAATTATTTAGATTAAACTTAGAGTAATCTAAATATATTTATTACCTTTGCACTATAATATTAATTACAACAGTGCAAATATAAATAAAGTATTTGAAATAAACAAAAGTATGAAGAAAAACGAAAGAAAAATAACCCTACAGGGCTATTATGAGGAACTCCCAGAAGCGGAGTATCCAAAAAAGAATTTTATTAACACGGTGGTATCAAAGACTGGTGTATCTGCTGCTACTGTTAGAAATTGGATATTCTATGGGATGAAGCCTGCTAATGACAAACATGTCAGTGTACTGGTTGAACTTACTGGAATTCCTGCAGAAGAATTATGGGAGAAGTAGAATTTTACATATTTGACGGAGAACTTTGGTGTAAATCCGAAGATGGTAAAAACCAAGTTGTAAATGAGTCTAATACAGAGCTTATAGGTTCTATATTGGGGCAAATTAGAGAATGTTACCCTGCTGCTTATAAAGCACTCTCTAGGGAATATTCAAGAAGCAGTGCAAATGTTCCTTATTATCAATATTTGATGGTAAGAAGATTTTGCAAATGTAATTTTGGTAAATTGGATAGTACATCTTCTGATATTGATACAAGTGGTAGATATCACTTTGAAAAGGTTGATTGCCCTTTAAGAGGAGAATGCAAACATGAGGGAGTTATTTGCTCTCCTAAGTTCAACTCCAAGTTATCTGAACAAGAATTGCGAGTAATGAAACTTGTTTACAAAGGTGTAAGTAAGGAAGAAATTGCAGAGCAGCTATATATCTCTCCTTATACAGTAAAGAACCATATCAAGTCTGTGTATTTGAAATTGGGCATACACGAAAAAGCAGAGTTTATTCAATATGCGAATAATCATAATTTGTTTAATTAAACACACTAAGAGCAATGAGTTTATTTAAGAAGCCTTCGGAGTTGGCTATTAACTCCACGATTAAGGTGCTTATCTATGGAGCACCTGGTATGGGAAAATCCACATTAGGTTTATCAGCACCAAGTCCAGTTTTATTGGATTTTGATGGCGGTGTACAACGTGTAAATGGAGCTTTCCAAGTTCCTACATTGCAGGTTGAGAAGTGGGATGATGTTATCGCTGCACTTAATGAGGATTTGTCAGAGTACAAGACTATCGTCATCGATACAGCAGGTAAGGCTCTCGATTTCATGTCAGCTTACATCATTAAGAACGAGCCTAAAATGGCAAAGCGTGATGGCAGCCTTTCACTTCAAGGATTTGGAGCAAGAAAAAATATGTTTATCAACTTCTTGAAACAGGTGAGCATGATGGGCAAGAACCTCGTCTTTATCGCTCACGAGCGAGAGGATAAGGACGGAGAGCAAAAGATTGTCCGTCCAGAAATGGGTGGTAGCTCTGTTGGAGACCTCATTAAGGAGCTTGATTTGGTAGGCTATATGCAAGCATACGGAGAGAAGCGTTATGTCTATTGGGGTGTAAACGAAAAAGCGTACACCAAGAATACTTGCAATTTGCCTAACGCTATGGAAGTTCCAACTATTATCAATGAGCAAGGATCTGTTACAGGAGAGAACCGCTTCCTTACGAACATCTTTGATAGTTACCATGGCTACTTAAAGAACGAGAGAGAAGTCCGCAAGGAGTATGACGAACTGATAGAGTCTGCTAAGGAAGAAGTTGAAGCTATTGTTGACGCAAGCACAGCCAATGATTTCTGCAAGTCTTTTGCAGAAACAAAGCAGATTTGGGATAGCAAAATTAAGATTGGTTTGCTTGTCAAAACAAAGTGTGACAAGTTAGGTTTGAAGTTTGACAAAAAGAGTAAGATGTATGCCTAAGTACAGATTTTATGCTACTCTGCTTGACCGCTTTCAAACATATTTGGACACTCAAGCAGAGGATTACTTCTATCAAGACGAAGAAGGTAAATGGCATAAGAATTACTCTGAAACAGAAGATACGCTCCACTTCTCGCAAGAAGAAGTGGACGCTCTTCTAAAGCAAGAGTTATTAGATGCTATTAACCGAGTGCCACATGAACCGTCAGAAGCTGCAAGCAAGGGTACCGCTTTTAATGAAGTCATTGATTGTCTTATTCACAATAGAAATAGCGAAAATGGTAGTGTGAAGATTTGCAAAACGGAATTCTATGGAGTTAATGCTATCAAATCTATTTGTGATGGTTTCGAGTTCCTGTTTGACATACCTTTCTGTAAATCTGTAGCCGAGTATTTCAAAGGCTCTTTAAGCCAAGTGTTTACATCAGCTACTATTGACACAAAGTTTGGTGAAGTTGAACTATACGGCTACATAGACGAGTTGCGAGAGAATAAGGTCTATGACTTAAAGACCACTTCTCGATATGAATTCGGAAAGTACGCTAAGTATTGGCAAAGGCACGCATATCCCTATACGCTCATTGAAAGTGGAATGTGCACTGAAATTAACTCTTTTGAGTTCACTGCATACGTTTTGAAAGGCGGTACAAGTCGAACACCTCTTATCACTGGAGTTCAGTACCCTGAGGTTTATCAGTATGACCACGAACAAAGTAAAGTTCTACTTAAAGAAATTTGCGAGCGGTTCTGTGATTTCCTTGAAGACAATAGGAATTTGATAACAAACAAGAAGATTTTTAACGAAGAATAATATGGCAAATCAAATAAGCGGAAAAATTCTTTTGATAGAGAACGCAGTTGACGTTCCTACAAAGAATAATGGTGTTTTTACAAAGAGGCGCATTGTACTTGACGCATCACACTATGACCCTATGACAGGGCAAAAGTTTGAGAACTATCCAACCTTTGACTTTGTAATGAGAAATATTCCAAAGTTAGATAGTTTCAAAGAGGGTGATATGGTTACTATATCGTTTGCTTTGAATGGTAGACCTTTCGAGAAAGATGGCAAGAAAGACTACTTCACGTCGGTTGTAGGATATGACATTGTTCCTTATCAACGACAGAACGGAAACTTTCAGCAGCCAAGTAATAGTCAGCCTGCTACTTCGCAAGGAGTGCAAAATAGCACAAATGAACAGAGTCAAAGTCAGCAAGGCGAGCAAAGCAACGTCACTCCTCAAAATGAAGATGATTTACCTTTCTAAGATATGGAAGAAAAGTTGTCACAAAAGAAAGTTATACTCGACCACTTGAAAAAGTTTGGTAGTATAGAGCCTCTTACTGCTTTACGAGAGTATGGATGTTATCGTCTTGGTGCTCGTATCTCTGACTTGCGTAATGATGGGTATAATATCATTACAGAAACTATAAAGTCTGTCAGTCGTATCACTGGCAGGTCAGTTCACTTCGCAAATTATAAGTTGGTAAAAAATGGCTCTGTATAATCTCTCGAACGAATATGACTTGCAAAAGTTCAAGGAGAAATGTAACGACATGGTTCGTAAGAAAGCCTATGTAGAGTTGAAGAATAAGCTAACAACTCGCTCGTTGGCACAGAACTCATATTGCCACGTATTATTAGGTTTCTTCGGTTCAGAGTTCGGCTTGACAATAGAACAAGTTAAGTATGATTACTTCAAGAAAAAATGTAATAAGGATATATTCGAGAGAACAAGAACTAACAAAAGAGGAAAGCAGGTAACCTATATAAGAAGCACGACAGAATTGGACAAAGGAGAAATGACAACTGCAATCGAAAGGTTCAGAAATTATAGTGCATCAGAATGTGGTTTATATTTGCCAAGTCCTCATGAGTCAGAAATGCTGTTTTATGCACAGCAGCAGATAGAAAATAATAAAGAATTTTTATAACATCAAAAAAGTAAAATTATGCTCGCAGATTTAAAAGAGTATCGCCCAGCAAAGATTGACTTTGTATTGGACGACAAAGTAAAAGAAGAGTTTAAGGATGTAATGGTGCTTTGCAAGGGCGCCAAGTCTTCAAAAGAAGTATTGAAAGTATTTCGTGAAAAATTCAATTGTTTGTTCCCAGAGGGAGAATTGGCAACTCGTCAGTATGATGCTTACGAAATTGCAATGATTCGTGAAGAGTATTGTTTGAAAGAAGAGAACGATGTTCCTAAACGTAAACAGGAGTTGCAGGAAACGCTTGAAGCTATCAAGGCAATGAAGAAGAATGCTGAGGAAGCATACAACTCTATTTTACTTGAAATTGCTGATTTGGCAGCAAGAGTAAAAGAGGGTACGACCGATATCAAGTTGTCATCAACTGAAACAGTTCGTATTGCGCTCAATGGCTATTTCTTATTCTATTCATGGGTAGATGGAGAAATGAAGCTCGTTAAAACACAGAAGATACCAGCTTGGGATCGCGGTGGTCTTTGGTCACAGGAGGATGTAAACCGAGAAGCTATGAAAGAACTTTTCGGGATTGAATTCCCAGAGGTGGAAAAACCTGCTATGAATGAAAGTGAAGCACAGGAAGATGATGATTTGCCATTTGGCGATGAGGATTAAGTAAACCAAGTTGAGGGGGTGAGCGTAAAAACGACCCCCTCTCTTTTCACACTAAGAGCAATGAAATATACACTTCGAGATTATCAGAAACAAGCATCAGACGCAGCTGTTAAATCTTTCTTAAGTTCTAAGAAATCGAATGGGATAATAATAGTATCGACTGGTGGTGGAAAGTCTTTAATTATAGCTGATATAGCTTCAAGGTTAAATTCTCCACTGATTGTGCTTTGTCCGTCAAAGGAAATATTGCAACAGAACTTTGAAAAACTACAGAGTTATGGAATACTTGATTGCGCTTGCTATTCTGCTTCTGTCGGTTGTAAGGATATCAATAGAATCACCTTTGCCACTATTGGAAGTGTAATGAATCACATGAATGATTTCAATCATTTCAAGTATGTGCTCATAGATGAGGTTCATGTTGTCAATAGCAGAGGTGGAATGTATGAGAAATTCATCAATTCACAAGATAGGCAGGTAGTAGGGCTTACAGCAACGCCATATCGTCTTAGTTCGTATATGAATGGCTCAATGCTGAAATTTCTCACTCGTACACGACCACGAATTTTTAGCGAGGTATTATATGTATGTCAAACATCAGATTTACTTGCAAAAGGGTATTTGGCAAACTTAAAGTATTACGACTTAACTGCAATCAATATTGAGAACGTTATGAGTAATTCAACGGGTGCTGATTATGATGAGAAGTCTTTGAAACTTGAATACGAAAGAAGCGGCTTTTTTGATAAACTCACAACTACTACATTGCGAGTTCTGAAACCCAAAAATGGTATTCCGCGCAAAGGAGTGTTAGTTTTTACTCGCTTTGTTGAAGAAGCTGAGAACCTTGTTGAGAAGTTAAAGATAAAAGGAGTTTCCGTTGCTATTGTTACAGGTGCAACTCCAAAGGTTGAACGAGAGAAACTTCTTAATGATTTCAAAAGTGGGAAGATAAAGGTTGTTGCAAACGTTGGAGTTTTGGTTGTTGGTTTCGATTTTCCTGCATTAGACACTGTTATTTTGGCACGTCCAACTAAATCGCTTGCATGGTATTATCAAGCAGTTGGTAGATGTATCAGACCTTTCAAAGATAAAGATGCTTGGGTTATAGATTTAGCTGGCAACTATAAACGTTTCGGAAAGGTTTCAGATTTGAAGATAGATGTTGAGAAGCCAAACTCTCAACTTTGGTGTGTGAAAAGTAATGGAAAAATTTTAACTAATAGAATATTTTAGAATGAGTGATATTTTGGATATGCTGCGTGACTTTACGCATTTTACACAAAAGATAGAACGTGATATGTATGAAACAGCTAAAAGGCTTCAACTTCCAGATGAGATTGATGTATATAACTTCTTTGAAACGTGGGCAGGTCGTGCCGAGTGCTGTTTGTATGAAGGAGCTATGACAGCTTATAGTATCGATGATTACGTGAGGTTATACGACGATTCGATTTCCATTCGCTATCATATCGGCAAGGCAAAATACTATGCACTACGTTTTAATAGCAGAGGCGTGTTCCTTGTAAGTGAGAAGCGGTATAATGAACTTAAAGAATATAAGTAAACGTAAATGATCAGAGAATTTGATATTGAAATATACGGCAGACAGTTGTGGATAGCAACAAGTTGGGAAGATGTTAAAGACAAATTTACAACTTACGGAGGCTATGATTTTAAGAAATCAGAAAACGCATACGCTACAACTTATCCATGTATAGCGAGTAAGAAGACAGGAAAATATGGAGTATTGGTAGTCTTTTATGACTGCTCTAAACTCTGTGGAAGCAAGATTGTCGAACATATTGCTCACGAAAGCCTACACGCTGTAAATGCAATTTTTGATGAATTGGGAGTTGAATACGGACTTACACACGATGAGCACGCCGCTTATATGGTTGGCTGGGTTGCTAAGTGTTGCTGGAATGTGTTACAGAAAGAAATTTATAAAGATAAGATATGAAAAAGAATAGATGTTATCTGTCTGGTCCTATCAGTGGTAAGGATTTAGACGAGAGAAGAAAAGCTTTCAAAGCTGCGCAAGTTATGCTTGAAGCAGCAGGATACGTTGTGGTCAACCCAATGGAGAACGGGTTGCCGTCAGACGCAACTACCGCCCAGCACATGAAGAGAGATATCCAGTTGCTCACCGAGTGTGAATGTATCTTCATGATGGACAAATGGAATCATTCACAAGGGTGCTACACTGAGTTTATGGTTGCAACTGCAATCGGATGTGAGGTTATTTTCGAGAGCAAAATGAGTGAAATAGAATTAGGCGAAAATAAGCGATTTAAGACGATATTTCGATGATGAATAAATACTACTTCAAAAGGAAGGCAAAAGACGCTCACAGCGAAGAAAAAACGCATAGAAAGAAATCTACACGGAGTAAACCCAATCTTACTAAGAAACTTGACAAGGTTTTTTCTGCATATATCCGTTTGCGTGATGCTATGCCAAGTGGTTACTTCCAGTGTATCTCCTGTGGGAAGATAAAGCCGTTCGAACAGGCAGATTGTGGTCATTTCTTTAGTCGGAAAAATATGTCTGTTCGTTTTGACGAAGATGATTGTCATGCCGAGTGTAGAGGTTGTAACAGATTTTCAAGCGACCACTTAATAGCCTATCAAGCTAATTTGATACGCAAGATTGGTTTGCAGCGTTTTGAGTTGCTTTCAACTAAGGCGCATCAGGCGAAGCACTGGTCAGACTTTGAGCTTGAAGCGATGATTAAGCATTACACAGCAGAAGTAAAAAGGCTTAGTTCGCTAAAGGGTATAAGGGTCAATATCTGAAAAAATGTTATCAAAAAGAATTTTATTAGATTATCCTTAGATTAATATAAATAAATTCACTAACTTTACAAGCGATAATATTATTTTATGGTAAGCCGGATAGACGGTGTTAGCTACTCTCGTCGAAAAGGTGTTCCCAATCGCCCTGCCGGTTTATCTTTTACTAATTGGGATAAAATAGATTGGGATGAAAAAAGACCAAGAAAAAACGCTCTCATACAACGAGCAAATCAAAAGTCCACATTGGCAGAAACGTAGATTACAGATTTTGCAGCGTGATAATTTCACCTGCCAAATTTGCGGCAGTACAGAAAAAACACTACACGTGCATCATCTTTGTTACAGGAAAGATGCGAAAATATGGGACTACCCAGACAATACGCTAATAACTTTGTGCGAAGATTGTCATAGGATGGAACATGAAATGCAATCAGAAAATGACTATTCTGTAACAAATCTTATCAACGACTTATTAATTAGTGGATTTACTAATTTCGAGCTTGTTTCGATACTATACAAGATAGCACATGAGAGTTTTGTTAATAACAATCAACTTATAATAGACGATTTATTGAATCGTAAAACAACAATCATGCTTGATGGTAATTGCGACTACGACACACTTCTTTTTTCTGACACTAATAGCGTATTAAAGAATCTTGCAGAAAGGAGAGCGTCTATTAAAGATAGCAAATCGTAGGATATATGGAAAATGGATGGGTCAAAATATACAGAAAACTTCAAGATTGGGAATGGTACACAGATTCTCAAGCTGTTCATTTGTTTATTCATCTTCTTTTGTCGTCTAATATAGAAGATAAAAATTGGAGAGGGAAAATAATAAAAAGAGGGCAAATTATAACAGGAAGAAGAAAACTTTCTGAGGAAACAAATATACCAGAGATAAGTATTAGACGAAAGTTGGAAAAGTTGGAGAAATGCGGAACTATAAGTGTAGAAACGACCAACAAATATAGTATTATAACTATTTGTAAATACGACACATACCAAACAAATGAGCCAACAAATGAGCCAACAAATGAGCCAACAAATGAGCCAACAAATGAGCCACAACTAAAGAATATAAGAAGTAAAGAAGAAAAGAAGGAAAGAAATATATCTCCTAACGGAGGGTTAAGCGAAAGCGCTTTGGTTTTGCAAGAAGAGAAAAATGAGAAGTCTAAGACTAAGCCAAAGAAAGAACCAACAATCGTAACGAAAGCAAGAAATATCTTTGAACTATATTTCGAGAAAAAGACAGGCGAGAAGTATTATTGGAAAGTTGCAGATGCTGTTCAGATGAAAAGATTGATAAATCAACTAAAATTCTCACGAGCAAACAGGGATCTGCCTACTACGGATGATGATTTGCTTTCTGCTCTCCAAGTTTTCCTTGATAAGATAAACGACAATTGGATACTGGCAAACTTATCTGTTCCTAACATAAGTTCAAAATACAACGAGCTGATTGCGCAAGCAAGGAAGCAGAAAGAACCAATAGGCATTTTCCTCCGCAACAATACAGACGACAAATATCTAAATCAGAAAATAAAGCAATGGAAGTAATGAAAGAACAATCAATATTCTCAGGTGTAGAGAAAAAGAAAATAGCCAACATCAACCTTGAAAATGCTAAAGACGTATTAAAGCGTGGTTTGAATTTCTTTGTTGGCGAAGATGCACAATGGGTGCAAGAGTATGACGACATTGCAGACTGGCTCACAGATAACAAGCATAAAGGTCTTTTATGTTACGGCAAGTGTGGACGCGGCAAGTCGCTTATCTGCGAAAAGATTATGCCTAATATTTTCAGATACTATCTTCGTAAGAACTTAATTAAGTTTGATGGCTATGAGATAAACGACAAACGGCAGCTTTTGAGAGAATGTGATTGCGCAATACTCATAGACGACTTCGGTGTAGAAGATGTTGGCAAGATTTACGGTGAAACACATAACGTTTTTGAAGAAGTTATCAGTCTTGCAGAAAAAAGACAGCAGTTATTGCTTCTCACAACTAACCTCACTCTTGACGAGATATGCGAAAAGTACGGAGAACGTACACTTGATAGGCTTCGTTATCTAACCAGACCTGTTTTATTCACAGGAGAAAGTTTTAGGAAATGACACGCAGGCAGGAAATTGAAAATATCATTATAGGCACTCTTTTAAGTACTTTCGATACTGATTGGTTCGCAGATTGTTGTTATTGCATTACTACTGACATGTTCAAGGATGTACGGAATGCAAAGATTTACTCAGCAGTATGCGAATATAGAAAGTCTGGACATTTTAGGATTACAGCTTATGACCTTTGTATATTTGACAATAGCTTATTTTCACTTGCATGTTATATGGTTAATTTAGCGATAAATTTTGATTTCTTCATAAAAAAAGTGAACTACAACAGAAAGGTTTGGCGTTCAAGACAAAGTACAGGCAAATTGTACAGATATACGGATGTTAAGTTTTCTGACTATGTCGGTAAATTCTTGGAAATGGTCATTATTGAACGTAAAAAGCAAAATAAAGCTGTCTAACGCACTAAAATATGTATAATAGTATAGTTATATCAAAAATAAGAAATAAAGCTACCACGAGGCTAAAAAGTGGTAAAAAACGAATTTTAAGATAATTAATATAAAAGAGCAATGAAATCTAAAGAAAAAATTAAGATTATCGGGGAGCAGCAGGTCCAACCACATAGCGACGAAACGGAGATTGCCGTACTCGCTACGTTGATGCGCTATAATGAGAAATTCAACGAATATAGCAACATTCTCACCGCAGAAATGTTCTATCAAGAAGTACATCAATCTATCTTTCAGTGTATTTCAGGTGTGATAGGGCAAAAGAATAACACTGATATTAAGGCACTTGTTGATTATGCAAATACACATGACATGCCTTTTAATCTTAACGAGCTTGATTTTCTTAATATAGTAAAGTTTACAAGCATTGAAACATTAGAGCAGGATATCCAGCGTATACGTAGAATGTGGAAGCAACGTAAACTATGGGTACAACTGCAATTAGCTTCACAGAGTGTTCTTGACCCAATTGAGGATTTCAACGAGGTGGTTAATAAAACTATGAGCACTCTCGGAGAAATACAGAGTGATACTGCTGATAGTGGTATATATTCCTTTGATGACTCTATTGATGAGTTGATTGAGATTGTAAATGATAATGCTCAAGGAAAAAAGAAAAGCCTAACAACGGGCTTTAAGCTATTTGATGATTATTTCCTCCTTAGACCTACCACGCTGACGATAATAGCGGCATTCACTGGAGTTGGAAAATCCTCTTTAGCAATGAATATAGCTACAAAAGTAGCAGGTGAAGGAGAACCTACGGCTTATTACTCTCTTGAAATGGGAAAGTCTGAGTTGGCTGCACGTGCTATTAGTGGGAAAGCTGGTATTTCATCAAGCGTGATTGTTAATTGCAAACTTGAGAATTTTCAGTTGCAACAGTTTGATAGGGCTATTGGAGAGACAAAAGGATTGCCTATTTATATTGATGAAAGAGCAACTGTTTCGTTCGATAATACCATAAGGTCTATTAGAACACTTGCAAGAACAAAGGGTATAAAATTAGCCGTGATAGATTATTTGCAGATTTACTCACAAGTCGGAGACAACGTAGAATCAAGTTTAGCATATATGGCACGTGCGGCAAAAAATATTGCAAAGGAGTGTAAAATTGCCGTAATACTCTTATCTCAGTTATCAAGAGGAAAGGAACACCCAGATATTAAGCAGCTTCGTGGCTCAGGACAGATTGAGGAAAGTGCTGACAATATCGTCTTGATTGATAGGCCTGAGGCGTACCCAAATAGTAATATTAGATATGACGGGGATTTCAGCGACCAAGACACTCATGGCACTGCAAAATTGATACTTGCAAAAGGGCGTGGTGTTGGTGTAGGTACTTCACTTGTTGGTTTTGACGGCAGATTTACTCAATTCTATGAATTAGACGAAAAACCGCAGGTAGAGGATAATATGCCATTCTGATGAGAAAGATTAAGACTATCAGAGAAGTAATTAAATAGTTCATATAATTATAATTAGCATGTTAGATTTATTATTTGTAATGGACTTCGTGAGAACTAATCAGTATTGCGAAACCAAAGAAGAAAAGGATTTGTGTAAATCTGCTCTTAACGCAGCACTTAATTGGTCATACAAAGTAGATAATGAGAGGAAGCTACGAAAAGTGAGAGTTCAAAAGTTAAATATTATGTAACTACTTGATTTTTAGGTAGTTATATTTGGTCAATTCAAACAAAATGACTACCTTTACATCATCAAAAAATAATAACAATTAAAAGAAAGAGCAATGAGATCAATTAGAAATTACATTACTGGGAGTATGTTTTTATCTCCATTTTTCATTTGTTTAGTGAGTGATAGTTTACCTCTGATAGTAGCTGGGTGTGTTTACCTTGCTTTACTTCTTAGGTTTACTCCAAAGAAATGGAAAATTCGTTTCTTTATAGCAAGTGTAAGATTATCAAAAATTTTAGGATAAGGAGATACTATGAGTTGTAATTACCCTATGATGTCACAGAGCCAATTAAATAGTGCTCCTTGGAATGATAAAGAAAATTCTGTTATAGAAAGAGATTGTGATGTAACAGAAATAATCACAAGGAAAGTAACCCTTTCGACTACTGATTATGTTGCGGAGGAAGACTGGGACGACGAACTTGGGAAGTGCGTTTCTGCTGACACTTCTGAAACGGACTGGGAAGAGGAATATTCCAACCAAGAGTACACAGTTTTAGAGCTTATTACCAAATTGAAAGTGTATGTTGAGGAAGATATTAGAAATACGTCCCCCAATACTGGCAAGGGCAGAGAACTGCAAAGGTTACTCTTCGCTTGCAATGGCTGGAAACAAGTTGAATTAGAAGTAGAGGAGGAATAAAATGGAAAGTAATATCACAATTCTTGCAACAGATAAGGAATTTAAGGAGTTTTTCGATAATGAGCACTCTGATAAGTATATTGTCAAGTTATGTGAGTTTATCGATAAGGACAAGGTAAGCAGTAACAATCTTGACATGTCAGACCCTAACAGGTATTGTTGGAAAGTCTTATTACGGCATCGTGAGTTAAAAGAAGAGCTAAAAGGGGTATTCACGGTAGATGGGATTCTGAAAAGGATTGCAAAAGTTAAATATTATGTAACTACTTGATTTTTAGGTAGTTATATTTGGTTAATTCAAATAAAATGACTACCTTTACATCATCAAAATAATAATAACAATTAAAACAAAAGAGCAATGAAAAAGTCAGAATTTACTTCAAGTTATGGTGATTTATTAATTATCTCAGAAAATAAATTATCTGTTACTAATAAGTTTGGCGATACATATACAGGTTATCTTGATGAGAATGGTAAGCCAGTAGCTAAATCAGCAAAAGGGCTTGGTTATATATCAAGAGCATATAATGAATTTACAAGTAAATAAATTACAAGAGCAATGAAATACAATCAGAGAAACGAAGAAGCTTACCAATCAGTTTATCAGCCGTTATTTGATAAACTGAATAGCGATAAATTCCTCCCAAACATTCCTGCAATCAAGTATAAAATACGAGAATTGAACAACCGCATTGATTCTCTTTATACTGGAGTCTATTTTGCTAAAGACCTTGAAGAATTGAAAAAAGTAGAAGATAGATTCTATGCTTTAACGGGCCAGATGCGAGCATTACAGGACATTTTGAAATATGTCAACAAACGAATAAAAGAAACAGAATTAGCAAACAAATAAACATACAACTATGGGAGAGTACGCACATAGAAAGATAGACGGTAAGGAAGTAAAAATTGGTACATGTAACAGAATGTATTATTGCCGTTACGACCAGATAGGTGAAATTAATTATCCGTACATGACAGATAATCTTATTTGGAGAATACCAAACCCAGACGAAGATGGAACTATGCCGGGAGATTACGAATGCTCCCTTTTAAGAGATTACACTTTTGTTCCTTATCATCTTCAGCTTGATACAAAGAAATTTAGCGATGAAACAATTTCTGCTCTAAGGCAGGTTGGAACTGTTCAACTTCATGACCCAAAGATGGGTTTACTTGTTAATATTCGTTGCCCTCACGGATTGCCTTTGGATGAATCTATTAAGAGAGAAGGGGCAGTATATTCAATGGGTTACAATGGTCATCGAGATACGCTTTATCTTAGCGGCCTAAAGAACACTCCAGATGAGTTATTGATAGAGTTTGAATGTGCATCATGCGGACGTGGTTGGAATGTTAGCTTTTCAGAAATTGAACCGATGATAAAAAGTCTTATGATGAAGCTAAGACTACTTCGGCAGGTGTCAGAATATCATTATTCTCATAACATAGAAAGGCGTGAATATACAGTTAATGCGAAAACAAAGGATGGCTCCAACGTCTCCATTACATCTTTCGAGAAAGGGAGGTTTTTAGTTAAGAAAGATGACTGTATAAAAGCTGATGCTCCATGGCATATAGCTCTTATAGAATTTGTTTCTCTTTTGCCTAAAAAGCCAAGTATTGATGAGATTGACCCAAATGTAAAACTACCAGACTGGTATGATACCGCATGCCAAGCTGATAATGTAAGAATTTACATCTATAAAATATAGAGCAATGAAAAAGTTAGAATTACTACAAAAAGTTAGAGAATTAAATAAGTCTTTCTCAGAAGAATTGGAAAAGGAGTTGGATAAGATTCTCGAAGCTGGGTGTCTTGATTTGACAAAATATGAAAACGATTTCATCTTACCAAAGATAATTTTTAGTGCAATACTCAAAAATGAGTCGTTTCAATTTGCACCAATGAGTAAAGAATATCAGCAGGAAATTAAGAATGTATCTAAGTTCTTGTAAATTGTCTAACAAAAAACATGAGCAATGGAAGAGTTTGAAGTAGTTATTACTGAGACTTTACAAAGAAAAGTCAAAGTACAGGCGTCTAATAAAATAGAGGCTAAAATAAAAGTGTCTGATATGTACGATAATGCAGAAATCGTATTAGGTGATGATGATTTTTTGGATTACTCAATTGAAGCATTATGAAAGTAATAGTAGAAAGAACAAGTAATTGGGGGTGTGAAGAAAAACCAATTGACGAAGCTGTACTTGTAAATAGAACATTGCATTATCAGGACAGAAGAAATGCGTCTTCTATGGAAGAGGCTAAGACAGAGTTTTGGTATAATGAGTTTATATCTTCAGGAACTAATCATAGGGAGGAAAATGGATATATAGTTAGAGATTGTGAAATAGTAGAAAGTGTCTGGGAAGTAGAAATTGAAAGTCTTAATGATATTATAAGCCTATTCAAAAAGTATGGTGATATAATTATTGAAGAAAGTATTTATTCCGAATATGACTTCACAATAGAAATTTACGACGCATATAGAGAATAGTTATGAAAGCAACTGACAATTTTAAGCGTACTATTCAAGAATACTTGGAGGTACGTGCAAAGACTGACGAGTTATTTGCAAAGGCATATGCAAAGCCTAACAAGAGTATTGACGAGTGCATAACTTACATTCTAAATGAAGTCCAAAGAAGTGGCTGTAATGGATTTGAAGATGATGAAATCTTTGGAATGGCAGTTCATTACTATGACGAGGACAATATCGATGTTGGCAAGAAAATTAACTGCAAAGTCGTAGTTAATCATACTATAGAACTCACAGAGGAAGAGAAACAAGAGCTAAAAGATAAGGCTCGCAATGACTTCTATACTGAACAGCTTTCCAAGCAGCGTGAAAGTTTGAAGCCTAAGAAGAAAGCTGAGCAAAAAGTTGTAGAACAATCACTTTTTTGACCTATGAAACCGAGAAATAAGATACAAAGGGAGGTTGTGGCATTAAGTGCCACACTCCGTCCTATCTCTGACGAACAAAAGATGTGGGGCATATCACATTCCTACACTGGAAAAGAGATAAGTCAGAAAAAGAAATTGTACCGATACTTTGTAATATCTTCACGTCTTAAAGATTGGCAGATATGTCGTTTTTTTCAGATAAGAAAAGTCAAACAGAATTTTCATATAATTGAGCCGGTAAGACTTTGGTTTAACGAAAAAGGACATATGGAGGTAGAAGCAATGAGTAGGTGTTGGTGTAGTAGTTATGTTGACTCATGGAATACCAATAGCGAATTGTCTTTAAAAGATGTCCCTGCCTCGCACAAAGATTATACTCAAATACTTCCAATAGCTGCATCTAAAGTGACATCAATGCTTCCTATCTTAAAGAGAAATGGCTTAAAAAGGAGTTTTCATAACATGCAGCCACGTGATGTTATAGAATGACTGCTAAAGAACAATATCTTTGAAACTCTTTGGAAATGTAAACAATTTCCTCTTTTGCGAGCTTTTGCTTATAACTGGAACAGAGATTATAACGATGTTTCTAAGATGGCTGCTGTAAAGATAGTTTTACGGCATAACTATCACATCAAAGATGGTCGTATGTGGGTTGATATGGTAAATATGCTTGAAAGAGCTCATAGAGACTTTAGAAATCCTAAATTTGTTTGCCCTATTAGTTTGAAAGCAGGTCATGATAAAGCAATGGACCTATGCAATAGGTACGAAGAAAAGCAAAGGAAGATAAAAGAGCGAAAGGAACTACTCGAAGATCAGAAAGCAGTAAAAGCATACGAAGTTGCACGTAAATGTTTTATGGGTATGGTAATTTCTGACGGCAATGTTGTTATACAAGTTTTGCCAACGGTCAAAGATGTAGAACAAGAAGGCAAGGCTATGCATCATTGCGTATTTACCAATAAGTATTACAAACGATTAGATAGCTTACTATTAACTGCAAAGGTTAATGATGAGCGTGTAGAAACTATTGAGGTAGATTTGAAACGCTATCAATTAGTACAATCTCGTGGCGTATGTAATCAGAATAGTAAGTATCATAATGAAATAATAAGTCTTGTAAATAAAAACATGAACATAATTAGAAAATTTAATAAAGCAGTATAATATAGACAAAGAAAAAGAACTTGAACTAAAAGTAAAGATGTTCTGTGAAGTAATTCGCTCGACAGTTTATGAGAAAACTTATGATAGAATCGGAAGTGTTGCAGAATCGGTAAATAAAGCCTTTGACATTCTAAAACAGCGATGATATTGGCTATTTAAAATGTGTGTATTTATAAATGCCAGTAATTCCAAAAAAATACTTATTTTTATTTGAAATTCAAATAAATTTAATTATATTTGTCTCAAAGTTACAAAATATGAAGTATGATTATCTTATAGTTGGTGCTGGTTTATACGGTAGCATGTTTGCTTACTCTGCTGAGAGCAGAGGAAAGAAGTGTCTTGTTGTAGAGAAGAATAATCATGTAGGAGGATTATGCTATACAAAGGAAAAGAATGGCATATTAGTACATGTTAATGGTGCACATATATTTCATACTGATAGCAAAACTGTATGGGAATTCGTAAATAGTATAGTCCCTTTTATTCCTTATGTCAACTCACCACTTGCTAACTATAAAGGCGAAATATATAATTTGCCTTTCAACATGAATACTTTTAGTAAGGTATTTGGAGTAACAACTCCAGCAGAAGCTAAATCTGCGATTGAAGAAGATATAATTCCGTGTGCAAATCCTGTAAATCTTGAAGAACATTGTCTGTCCTTGATAGGCGTAGAACTCTATGAGAGGTTCGTCAAAGGTTACACAGAAAAGCAATGGGGAAAGAAGTGCACTGAGTTGTCTTCGTCATTGATTAAACGTATTCCCTTGCGTTTTACTTATGATAACAACTATTTTAATGATACTTATCAAGGTATTCCCATAAATGGATATACTCATTTTATAGAAAATCTTATTAAGAAGGCTGATGTAAAGACAAATGTAGATTATCTTTGTGACCTTGTTTCTTTGAATAAACTTGCTGACAAAGTTGTGTACACTGGAGCAATTGATACATTGTTTGATTATCGATTTGGTAAACTTGATTATCGGTCTGTACGTTTTGAGCACGAGTATATGTATGACGTTGATAATTTTCAAGGGAATGCTGTTGTGAATTATACAGACTTTAATGTTCCGTATACAAGGATTATAGAACATAAACACTTTGCTCCATACCGCCCAGTTAAAGGCACTTTTATATCGAGAGAGTACCCTGCTGATTCGAAAGATGGTTATCCTCCTTACTATCCTGTTAATGATAGTAAAAATAACACCCTGTACAACGAGTATCGCAAACTTGCTGAAAAAGAATACCCTAATATGATTTTTGGTGGTCGGCTTGGTGAATACAGATATTACAATATGAACGATATAATAGAGAAATTTATATATGGAAAAGAAAATAGAGGTCTGTGAGGTACCAATTAATGAACTTCAAGATAGCTTAGGTAATCCAAGAAAGATTACATCTAAGAAAGCCAAAGAGCTTCAAGAATCAATGGAGCAATTTGGTGACTTTGGTATTATCGTTATTGATGAAAAAAACAACATCATATCTGGTCATCAGCGAGTGAAAGCTATAAAAGAAACACAAGGAGAAATGACGAAAGCTCTTTGCAAACGTTTGATTGGCTATTCAAAAGCAGAGTTAAAGGCGATAAACATTAAGGCTAATACTCATGCAGGAGATTGGGATATGGATAAGTTGGCAGAATGGACGAGCGAGTTAACTGTTAAACTAGGGCTTGATTTACCTGCCACCGATGCTAACGATCGTAAGATTAATGCAATGGAACCTATTAGGTACGAGAAGTATGATTATGTTATGATAGTTTGTAAAACAGATATGGACTATGAAAATCTGTGTAAGCAGCTTGGCATCGAAGGTAAGAAAGTAATTGCCGGACATAATAAGTCTGGTGACAGGAAAATAAAATGTCGTGCTATTTGGTATGATGATATGCAATGTTTAATCAAAAGTAAATAGATATGAGAGATTTTAATGTATTGATAACAGGCTGTTCAAGATTTTCTAAAGAGATAATCGATAGCTTAAAGAATAATGAAGATGGTGTTAACGTTAAAATCGTAGGTGTTGATTGTAACCCAAATAACCTCTTGCATACTAATGTTGATTTTACTCATGTAGTGCCTAGAATATCAGATCCAACATATATAGATACTCTTATAGATATATGTTCTAAACATGATGTTGATATTATCTTGCCTTATATAACATCTGAGTTAGAATTGTTGTCTGTAAACAAGGAGAAATTTCAAAGACATGGGGTTAAGGTATCTGTTATGAATGAAAGCGTTCTTGCTATTGCTAATAACAAGATTAAATTACAACACCGTTTCCCTCAGTTTATGCCTAAGCAAGCAATAGCAACAGATAATGATGCGATAAAATCTTTTGCTAAAGATATTGGTTATCCTAATAAAATGTTTTGCTGTAAGCTTTCAGACAAATGTGGTGGGCAAGGTTTTGCAATTGTTAACGATGATAAGGCCAATGATTTGTCTTGTATTGGCGTATATGATGCAAAAAAATACATCACGATAGACCATCTTTGTAAGTTAACTGCAAATACTTCTTCCACTGTAATGCTACAAGAGTATATTGACGGTTATGATTATAGCGTCTGCTTTGTTGCAGATAATGGGAAGATTCTTGGAATGGTCGGGTATATTGGATATACAATGGCTTTCGGCGCTGTTATGCGTGGAGAAATTTTCAAGAACGATAAAGCGTATAGAATAGCAGAGCAAGTCTCTAATGAGCTTTGTCTCGATGGAAATATATGCATGGACTTTATCATCAATGGAGAAGATGCTATATTATTGGAGATTAATCCACGTATTAATGCTACTGTTCCGTTCTGTGCAAAAGCAGGTGTAAATCTTCCATATATGCGTTGCAAACAACTACTTGGCGAACGTGTTAAGCAAAGTGGTGAGCCAAAGTACGGATTAAAGATGAACAAATATTATGAAGCAGAATATTTCGTTTAATATCTATATAATGAGTTATGCTCGGCCAGATGTTATGCTGACCGAGAAACTTGTCGAATATAGTACTCTTGTTGTTCGTGAAGAAGAATATGATGAATATAAGAAATATGGTCATAGTAATTTAATATCCATTCCAAAAGGGACTGTACATGACTTCGCATCCACTTTCTTTTGGATAATAAATAACACTGACGAAGATGTCATTTGTATTCTTGACGATGATATAAAATCATTTTCTTATCGACAAGATGTTTATCAACTTCTCAAAGGAGATGAAGGAAAAGAAAAAGCAACATCCGAATTAGAAAGGGTAGCCCAGCTTCTTTATGACTTAAATCTTGGATTTGGTTTTAGTCCAATGACAGGAGCTCTGTATTCTTATGATAGAGAATTTGCTTTTAAAGGGATGGTTGGCCCAGTACGATGGGTGAACAAGAACTCCTTTAAGGCGACCTATGACCCGAATGATGCTGCTGCTGGAGATGTTGATATTATGTTGCAGGAGTTGTTGAGTAATAGGATAGTCCTACAAGAAAAGTACCTTTGCGCAGCAAATCACCAAAATGAAATAATAGGGAAAAATGAAGAACTATCACGACAAAACCATATTGATTATGTTCTTGCAATGAAAAATAAATGGGGAAAATATTATGGCTATGACTTTAGGAAAAATCAAGCAAAAATCGATGTTTCACGTTAATGACATTATAACACCTGCATATATTATTGATGTAAACGAATTTCGCAAAAATCTTTATGACCTACGTGCTGCATTTACAGCTATATATCCTAATTATCATATAGGTTATTCGTATAAAACTAATTATTTGCATGATTACACAGATGTCATTGTAGATGCGAATGAGTTCTCTGAGGTTGTGTCTCATAAAGAATATGTGATGGCAAAAAAACGTCGCGTGCTCGATAGCATGATTATTTATAATGGTGTTGTCAACGACTTTAAATCAAAGTTGCACGTGATTAAACATGGAGGCATCGTAAACGTTGATAACCTCTGTGAATTCAAAGAATTCGTAAACGCAAGTCGTAATGATAATTATTTGAATATAGGTGTAAGGCTTAATTTTGACATTGGTAATGGTGTAGACTCTCGTTTTGGGATTGATGTTGAAAGTGATGATTTTAAGTGGCTCGCAGACAAAAGTAACCACCCTTATGTAAACATTAAATGTGTTCATTTTCACATAGGAGAAGGAAGAGATTTAGAATCGTTCAGAAAGCGCATACGTGGATTGATAAAGTATGCCGATATTCTCAATGCTGAAATCATAGATATTGGTGGCAATATGTGTGGTCCAATGTTCCCTGAGTATAGAGCACAATTTGACTTTCATATTCCGACTTTTAAAGAATATGCTGAGGTCGTTGCTGGAGAAATGAAAAGTGCTTATCCAAATTGCGAGAAGATGCTTATTACTGAAAACGGAACGTCTTTAGTTGCAAATACGATGCATCTGCTCGCCTCAATCATTGCAGTAAAGAAAATACGTGAACACACGTATATAACTCTCGACACAAAGATGCACGATGTAGGAAGTTCATGCGTACACAAGTCGCCTGCTTATATACATTTTGGATGCAAAGAGAATTGTATAGAACATGGTACTCTTGTAGGTAGCACGTGTCTTGATATTGATAGGATAGTAAAAGATTATCATGGTCCAGCTAATATTGGTGATAAAATATTGTTTAAAGGTGTTGGGGCTTATTCTAATAACTGTTCTTCTGATTGGATTGTTAATAAGGTAAAGAGGTATTATAATATGAAAGATATATTGATTTAATTGTCTTATTATGAGCAAGTTAAATATGTTATAACGTTCGTTTTAATAAATAAATATTCGTAACTTTACATAGTAATTAAAATATATACTATATGGATATTCTTTATACAAAACATGGACATGTTATGTTTGAAATCTCATCTATGATACAAAAAGCTATCAGAAGATGCGAGTCAAATCTTGCTTATTATGCTGCAAACGAGATGAAAGAACGTTATCGTAGTTATCTTTGGAAAAGATTACTAACTATCTCTGCAGAGGATTGTCATGATATGGTTACTTCTGTAATTTATAACTTACGCCAGCAAGATATGAATGGCGAGAGAAATGATGTCTACCTATCTAAGGCTGTTTCTATTTTGTTGCATGCAAGAAAAAATCGTGACGCAGACTATTTTGTCTGCAATTTCCAGAACTCCTACACTAAGAAAGATTTAAGCAAGTATTGCTATACTCTATCAGCAGATACAACATGCTTGACACGGTTAGGTCATGCTGCATTAGACGTAAGAAATTATCTCCTTTCCGCTCTTGATGCAATTGATGTAGAATCTGTTGGCTACGCTGCATATGAACTTCTTATGCGTTATCCTAAATTATACTGGAATACGTTGAAGAAAAAGGCAATAGAAATAAATTGTCAATGTCTTGCAAACGAAATAGGAAGTCTTCAAGATGTAGGAGAATTCAAAATTGTCGAACTCGCTTCTGCAAAAGCGTTGGTTCTTCTTATGAAAGCTATTAAGCGCAAAGGAAGTGGTACGTTAATAGCTGATATTGTTGACGATAACGTAGACTTATCTAAATACGATCATGTACGTTATGATATACCAGAATATGTTTTTGATTGTCATACACGAGTAGGTAAGGCTCGTGGCAAAACGAAGAAGGAATTTATAATAACTGAACAAGCTGCTTTAAAACCCTTTGAACGTGGTTGGTTCGATAACTCTTCATGGGAAATGTCATTCTTCCTTGATAAAAATGGATGGGATGATAAAACCATTAAAGAAGCTCCGATGCCAACTAAGGAAGCAAAGAAAGAGCTTGAGGGCGGTGTTGTGCAAAAAAGTTTGTTTTAACATGAAAAAAGAAAGGACAGAAAGGAAAAAAAAGAAATTTATAGAAGCGTTGCGAGAAGGACGCGGTATTATCACTTATGCCTGTCAAAAGATAGGCATAAGCCGTAAAACGTATTATGATTGGTATCAAAATGATAGCGAGTTTAAAATGCTTGCAGATGAAGTTAATGATACTACTATTGATGTGGTTGAATCTAAACTTCTTAGTGCAATAAATGAAGGTAATCTGACGGCTATCATCTTTTACTTAAAGACGAAAGGTAAAAAGCGTGGCTATGTTGAGCGTACAGAGCATGAAGTAAATACAAATCCATTCCAAGAATTAATGGAGTCTGTTACTGATGAAGAAGATTAATAAATACAATGGAGGATAATGAATTATACATACCAGACATGATATTTCCAAGTGATAATATTTTGGAAATACCTTCTTTGCGTTTGGATGTTCAACCAAGAAGTATAGAACGTCCATGGATTTGCTTTGGAGAACAACGAAGGACATTCAACATGTGTAATAATGGAACTTTGCATTTTTATACAGATGACTACCGTTTTAATTCTGTTTATGACCATCCAGAGAAGATATTACAACATCACCCTAACAGCATTGTAGAGCCAAATTTTAGTTTGTTTGCAGATACACCTGTTGCTTTTGGTATGCAAGCTGTATACAAGAAAAGAGCAATCGGAAGGATGATGCAAGAGAAAGGGATTGGCGTTTTTGTAGATTTGAATGTTAATAGCAAGTTCTATAAGTTAAACCTTATAGGCGTCCCTACAGGTTATCAATACTTTTGCACACGTGGTTATGAGGATAGACCTCATTATCTTGAGTATGAGTATAATATTGCAAAGATGATAGCTGGAGACAAACCTGTTTTTTTGTAGTTTATGGTGGTGGCGAAAAGATAAAGCAATTGTGTCGTGTAATGGGATTGGTTTACATCACTCCTATTATTGCTATCAAGAATAAAATAAAGGCTCTTGAGAAAATTTCAGACACGATTGCTTTCGGTAAGTCTACAGCTGAATTAATATCATTAAAATCTGATAAACTTTTTATGAATCAGGTGCAGAACTTTTCAAATAAAAAATAAAAATAGAAGATAACTATGAGTAAAGGTGGTGGAAGTACAAGGAGTAAATCTCCTAAAAAAGATACCAATCTCTTAGAATTGGCTCAGAAAGAGTATTATGAGTATACACATGGAGGTGGATATTATTATGAAATAATGGGAGAGTATTCGCATATGGATGCAGTATTTAGTGGCGCAAAAAACGATATGACCTTATACAGAGGTACATCGACTGAAGAGTTAAAACCTTTGCTTAAAGATGTTGGTGTGAAAAATATTGAAGATTACAAGAAAGCTGAAGGAAAGGAATTTATTTCAAAGAATTTTAAAAGTACGAATACCAATATAAAGACAGCAGATGATTACGCTGGTGATGTGTATGACCGTTTTGATGATGGTGGCGAATACGTATTAGATCACCCTGTTATTGTTCGCTACAATATTGCAAAGGGGACTCCTATAGCAGAACGAAAAGACGAACGTAGATTTGGGGCTCGAGGCGGTGACGGTGAACACACTTTAGGTCGTAATGTTTCAATGAAAATAAAATCAATAAAGAGAGAGAGAACACCAATGGATAGTTCGTATCGTAAAGGCAAGAAGGCGTATAGATACTATGTTGAAATAGATGTTAAAAAGAAATAATATGAATTTTGGGAGCTAAAGAAAAAAAACTGACTCAATGGCAAAATGACTGGTGTCTTTTTGCCAAAGAGGTTCTTCGTGCCAATCTTGACGAGGAGCAAAAGGCTATTTTGCGTGCTATACAGACCGAGAAGATGGTCGCAGTAGCCTCAGGAACAGCGAGAGGAAAAGACTATATTGCTGCTGTTGCAGGTTTATGCTTTATGTACCTAACTCCTCGCTGGGATAAAGAACATAGACTTGTGAAGAACACAAAGATAGCCTTAACAGCACCTACAGGTCGCCAGTGTACTAATATTATGATACCAGAAGTAAGCCGTTTGTTTAGGAACGCAAAAGTATTGCCTGGCCGTATGTTATCTGATGGAATTAGAACTAATAATGCGGAGTGGTTTCTAACTGCATTTAAGGCTTCTGATGATAATACTGAGGCTTGGTCAGGATTTCATGCGGTAAACACAATGTTTATCGTAACAGAGGCGTCTGGAGTGAGTGAAACTACGTTTAATGCTATTGAAGGAAATTTGCAGGGTAACTCTCGATTACTTTTAGTGTTTAACCCTAACGTAACTACTGGATATGCAGCAAAGGCTATGAAGTCCTCGCGTTTCAAAAAGTTTAGGTTAAGCTCTCTTAATGCTGAAAATGTAGTAAGAAGGAAGACTGTAATTCCTGGTCAAGTTGATTATGAATGGGTAAAAGATAAGGTTGAGAATTGGTGTGAGAGGATTCAAGAAGCTGATTTTGATGAGGGGCAAGGAGATTTTGAGTGGGAAGGTAGTTGTTATAGACCAAATGACTTATTCCGAATAAAGGTTCTCGGTCTTTTCCCCAAGGCAACGGAAGATACGCTTATACCTTTACATTGGCTTGAATTGGCTCACGAAAGATGGGCAAAATTGCAAAAAGAAAAGTTTGTTTCAAGAAAGTCTCCACTTGTTGGTATTGATGTTGCTGGCATGGGACGTGATAGTAGCTGTTTTGTTCCACGATATGGCAACTATGTACCAGAAATAAAAATTCATCAGTCAGGAGGAAAAGCGGACCATATGAAAGTAGCTGGAGAAGCTGTGCAGTGGTTACGTGATAGTAAAGCAAAAGCTTTCATTGATACCATTGGTGAAGGTGCTGGTGTCTATTCCAGACTCGAAGAATTGGGATATAGTAATGCTTATTCTTGTAAGTTCTCTGAGGGTACAAGAGGACTTCATGATATTACTGGGCAGTATGAGTTTGCTAATATGCGTGCTTATTGCTATTGGGCTGTAAGAGATTGGTTAAATCCGAAGAATGGCTTTAATCCAGCTTTACCTCCCTGCGATGAGTTGGATGACGAGTTAACAGAAATACACTGGTCGTTCCAAAGTAGTGGGAAAATTATTATCGAAGCAAAAGAAGATATAAAAGCAAGGTTAAAACGTAGTCCAGATAGGTCAGACGCCCTTGCATCTACATTCTATCCGAACGCAAAAGATTATGCTGATGACGCTTGGATATTGCAAAATCTTTTGTAACTTTGTATCGAAATCTCAGAATTTTCTGATGATTTCATTGCTCTTAGTGTGTTTGTCCGTGACGGATAGGCACACTATTTTTTTGTATTCCAAAAGTTAAATATTATGTAACTACTTGATTTTTAGGTAGTTATATTTGGTTAATTCAAATAAAATGACTACCTTTACATCATCAAAATAATAATAACAATTAAAACAAAAGAGCAATGAAAAAGTCAGAAATAACAGATTTCAGTTTTAAGTTCGTAGGTTATGGTCATTACAAGGTAACTTATACCAGCCCTAAGACGGGTAAGCAATGGAGCAAGTTAATAACAGATATGGGGATTATTGATGCTACTAAGAATGCGGAATATCCTAAACGTAAAGACCTTGACTTATTAAAGCAAATGGTTAAAAGAGAATATTAAAAATAAAGAGCAATGAAATCAATTACTATTTATCTCAATTCGGATGTAGCAAAAATTGCTACTAATATTCCAAGCTATAAATTGTCAGAATTTAACCAGCTTGCAAGAAAAGAAACGGTAGAAATTATCTTTTTCCGAGATTATTGCAGAATAATAGGAAAAAGAAATAGAAAGGTAAAAGTTCCAAATAAGATTACAAAGTCTACAAACGAGCTTCTAAAATGGATTGAAAATAAAATAATGACAGCATGGAAATGAAACCTATAACACAAAAAGAAGTCCTAAAAAACAGGTTTATCCGTATTTATAAAAATGAATATGGTAGAAAAATGATCGAAAGAAAAAGACCGACATGGGAAGAAGCCCAGAGGATGAGGATAAGAACTCTATGTATTTACATTGGGGTTTGCGGTTTAAGGCTAAGACCAGTTGATGGGGCGACCGAGAATGCCAATTTTTGGCTGGAAAATCACACAAAAAAAGAAATTTTAGAACAATTTCGTTATGAGTTTGTACAGAACAAAGGTTGATAAAGTAAAATCTCTTTTAGCGGCAGGGGCTTTTCAAAAAGCCCTTACTATTGTGAAAACATTCCGTATAGGCTTTAGTAAGGAAGAAAAAAGAAGTATAGAGATTGCACACGAAGTTTTGACTGGCAATGAAAGGTTTTACCAATCATTGGGCATAGATACTGAAAAGGAAATAAGAAACGCTCATAAAATACTCATAGATAAGTTTTTATAGATTTAATTGTTATTAGATTCGGCTGTGCTTGCCTGAGAAGGTAGGTGCAGCTTTTTTGTATCAAGAAAAGCGTATAATTTATTTGAAATTCAAATAGATTTAGTTATCTTTGTAACATAAATATAAAGATAGTCACGATGATAGATTTAAGTTCTATAGACTTTGATAGTGGAAACATATCTGAAACAATAGGTATGTTGAAAAACAAATCAGTGTCTGTTCCTTCATGGGATAAGCTTGTCAAGGATTATGAGCCTACTATGCATGAAATTTTATCAGATACGACAACGTTGAAAGATAAAATACGAGCTGATGGTCAATTAGACAAGTCCTCACGAATTATTATAGGAATGGAGAAGTTGCATGTAAGACGTTTGTCAGAGTTCACTTTTTCTATTCCTGTAAAGCGTGTATATCACAACGTTGATGATAACAAGTTAAGGAAAGATATAGTCAAAGCTATAGAGTCTGTTTATAAGAACGTACGTATTGATAGTGAAAATTTGAAGAGAGCTACAGCATTATATGCGTCATGCGAAATTTTCACTGTTTGGTATGCAGTTAAGAAACGAAATAGACTATACGGATTCGATAGCGAGTATAAACTAAAATGCAAGACATTCTCTCCGATGAATGGCGTCCGATTGTATCCTCTCCTTAATGAAATGGATGATATGCTTGCTATGTCTTTTGAATACAAAAAGACTGTAAAAGACAAGGAGGTCACATTCTTCGAGACGTACACCAAAGATAAGCATTATATTTGGAAACAAAGTGATGGAGTTGGAAAATGGGATGTAGTTCTAACTCAGCAAACGGAAGATGGTGACACAGCTAATGGTGAAGAAATAGTATTAATGAAAATCCCTGGAGTCTACGGGTGGCGGTCAAAGCCAGTATATGATGGACTATCACCTATCAGAGCAGAGATTGAATACTCTTTATCACGCAACTCTAATGTGATAGCGTACAATTCTGCTCCGTTGCTGAAAGTTGTAGGTGCTACCAAAGGGAAAGAGGATAAAGGGGAAAGTTACAGAGTCGTCCATTGTGAACAAGGTGGAGACGTTTCCTATGTATCTTGGTCGCAGTCTGTGGAGGCTCTCAAGTATCATGTTGACTCTATGCAGAAGATGTACTGGATGCAGGCTCAGATTCCAGACATTTCGTTTGACAATATGAAAGGGCTTGGAAACATAGGATATGATGCAAGACAAACGTTGCTGTCAGATGCTCATCTAAGAGTCGGAGATGAGTCTGGGACTTGGATTGAATTCTTTGAACGAGAGTGTAATGTTATAAAGGCTTTTCTTGCTGCAATGAATACTGCGTGGGCAGTCGAAATGGATAACATAGGTGTTGAGCATATAATAACCCCTTATATACAGAATGACGAGCTTGCTGAGATTACTAAGCGTATGAAAGCAAATGGTAATAAGCCTATTGAAAGTCAATTAGAATCTATCCAGAAGTATGGGGAGAGTTCAGATGCTGAAAAAACATTTGCAATGATACAAAAAGAAAGTGCGATGGAAGCGGTGAACTCTGCTTCGGCATTTAACTTAGAAAATCAAGTATTATGACGGTAGAAGAATTAAAAGCAAAGAAATATGAAATGGAGCAGAAGATTTCTGTAGCCATTAAGGACTTTGAAGAGTGTACAGCGGTAGAAATAAAGGCAATTAATCTTTGCCGCTGTACATTGAGCAATGAATTCGGTATAGAAAAAGATTTCAATTATAATGTAAAGTCGGAATTAGAACTATGAAACAGAAGTTATCAAAATTACTTTTAAGATTAGCTGAGAAATTGCACCCAACTTGCGAGGTTAAACCATCTTACGAGGCTAAAGAGATAGCGATTGCAGTTGCTATCACCAAGAAGAATATTCGTCAATACAGGGGTTCTTGTAGTAAAAATACTTCGTATCGTAAGGGTGTTTCTGATATGACACGTATTCAGAAAGGGAATAACCATAGCCACATCTTTGAAGCTATAGAAAAGAATGGTCTTATTGAAGATGTTGTATATCTGAAAGGTGGTGAAAGGGTTGTTGAATCTCGATTAAAGGTATATGTCCGTAAGGAAGAGGAATAAAGAATCCAAAGGTTCTACGCATAAGTGTGGTGAGTGTGCTTTATGTGAAGTTGAAATGAAATTTGAAACTCTCAGTTTGAAAGGAAATCCTACTCTTGGGCGTTGCCCGCATTACACCAATAAGAAATTTTGTGTATTATTAAGCCAGATAGCTTGCGAACATTTCAAAGCAAAGAATGGGTAAACCAAGATTGCCAAATCAGAAAAAGGCATATAAGGAATTAAGTAAACGACTTGCAGGCTATATGATGCGAGTTCGTAACATTTACGATAGACTCAACGAAAAGGCAGCAATGCTCGTTGAGTCTGTTGGTTATGATGGGTTGACAGAGTTCTCCTTTGATGATTACCCAGAAATAGAACGAGAGGTAAAACTTTTGCTTTCTCAGTTTGTTGGAGAACTGCAAACACTCATTTACTCTGGTACGTCGTCAGAATGGAAGAGTAGTAACACATTCCAAGATGCTGTTGCAGATAAGGCACTGAAATATTATAGGGCTCAGATACACGGATATAGATTTAAGCATTATTATCGTGATAACGGTGATCAGCTTAAAGCTTTCTTGCAAAGAAAAGAAAATGGATTAAACCTTTCGTCTAAACTGTGGAATCAGTCTGGCAATTATAAGGATGCCCTTGAAGCAACAATTTCTACAGCTATAGAGAAAGGAATGAGTGCCACGGCTCTCTCTAAGAACTTGAGTAGATACCTTAACGACTGGCCGTCATTGCAGGCTGATTACCAAGAAAAGTATGGTAAGGCTACAAATATCCACGATTGTGAGTATCGTTCCCTCCGTTTGGCACGTAACGAGATAAGTATGGCTTACAGGTCAGCTGAGCAAGCCAGATGGCAGCAATTTGACTTTATTCTCGGTTATAAAATAAAGCTATCTGATTCGCATCCAAGATACGATATTTGTGATGATCTGACTGGTGACTATCCAAAGGATTTCAAGTTTAGAGGTTGGCATCCTAATTGTTTATGTTATACTGTACCGATAGTAATGAGTGAAGATGAGTATTGGTCAGATAATAGAGAAAATAGTCCTAATAAGATTACTGCACCACCAAAGAATTTTGGGGATTGGGTTGATAAATCCGAAAACTTAGAGAGAATAGGTAAAGCTAATGAAAGAAGAACACTACCTTATTGGTTAAGAGACAATGCTAAGATAAAAGATTGTTCCGTTTTGATGTCTAAGGCAAGAACTTATGGAGATGCTATACAGAAACAGGCTGAAACCATAGCGGAAAAATATAATGGGATTGTAACACCTATTAATTACAAAAGTTTTTCTTCAATGTATCGCAAATTGAACTCTGAAAAGGATATGCTTGTGTTAGATATTAAGGATAGTGTACGAAACACTATTGTAGTAGAAAAAGAAAACATCGATAGTGTTGTGAAAGAACTGCAATCCTTGCCTACATTTGACAGGTACAAGTCACAAACTCCAGAGAAGTTCTGCGGATATAGCGGAAATATCATCAATCTGAAAATGCCTAATGGTATTCAAGCAGAGATACAGGTTAATACTCCTAAGATGATATATGCTAATGAGACTGAGGAAAATGCTCGTAAGATACTTGGGAATAAAGTTTGGGAGCAAATAGCAAAGGAGACTGGGATGCAAGGAGGTTTAGGACACAAGTATTACGAAGAGATAAGGATTTTAGATGAAGTAAAAGATATGTCAAAGATTGCAGAATTAACGAAACTTTCTAAGTCGTACTATGCACATTTTAGATAAAACTTTTGGTTATCTCGTAAAATTTAACTACCTTTACAATGTAAAATTAAATCACTATGGATTTAGTAAATTTATGTAGTAAGCTCAAAAAGGGAACAGTTTATCTCAAGGATGACTACGAAGATATAGTGTTAAGAATAGAAATTATTGATAATTCCACACATTGTTTTATCAAGCGTAGAGGTCGTAAGGAGGTAGAGGTTGATTCGAAAGAAAAAGATATTTTTGAGTCTAAAATGAATGGCAATGAAATCAGCAAAGAAGAGTATGATGAATTTCGATGAACTTCGAGAAAAGGCTATGCAAATAGCTATAAAAGTGCATAGAGGACAGCTTGATAAAGGCGGTAATGCTTATATTAATCATCCTGTTAGAGTTGAAAGAAGGTGTACTTGTCAAGAGGATCGATTGGTAGCTTTACTTCATGATACTATCGAGGACGGAGACATCACTGCTGATTATCTGCTTATGTAAGGTTTTCCTCGTGAAATTGTAGATGCAATATTGTCTGTATCAAGAAATAAAGATGAGGATTACTTTGATTTCATTCAGCGATGTAAGGTTAACCCTATCGGATGTAGAGTAAAAATTGCGGACCTTAAAGACAATATGGATATAACAAGGCTGAAAGAATTAACAGAAAAGGATATAGAGCGATTAAAGAAATATCACAAGGCTTATAATATATTAAAAAGGGAATGATGGAAAAGGAACTTATAAACAAGATAGCAGGCAAATACAATATTGATTGTTGTCAACTATTAAAGGTTTGTAATGAAGTTGAGTATAAAGACAGATTTACCATACAAGATTTCAGACAATTAAGTAGTTTAGGTCTTCCTGTTTTAACTTTAATACGTGAGAAACTAAATTGTGAAAAAGAAATGGTATTCTCTCATATAGTTGAAGGTAAAGTATCCTATTGTGATTTTGTAAATATGCTCACCTTTATAGCGAATAGTAAAGAATAAGTGGAAAAGATTAAGGGTGGAATTAACCACCCTTAATATAATTAATACTATTTGAAAGCCCTGCCTAACCTTTTGCCAACAACTGCTCCTTTTTGGAATTCAGATGTTGAATAATCAACAACAGCACATTCTTTTATATCATCTGCACCATGCCTAATAGCATCGTTTAGATAGCACCTTGCAAGTGCGTCATAATTCTGTCCTTCTGTTGCGTCAATAGCAATTATAAGTACTTTGGTATCTGTAATCGTTGCCTTTAGAACATCGGTCCCCGAAATGCTTTCTGCATACTTTATAGCTGCTAGAGAAGGTTTTGTGTTACAACCGTATAAAAAAAACATAAGTGATAATAGCACAAGGAAAAGATACTTTTTCATTGTTTTGTTATTTTTGTTTATTGTTCCACTCTTGTCTCTTTTCTACCTGTAATCTCATAGCCTCACATAATTTATCCTTTAGATTGTAAAGGTCGTTTACACTTGGAAGGCTAATCTTTTCATAGTTTCCGCTATGTTCCTTATCGGGTAATATAACAGACTTAGAGTATTGCCTCAACGATAATCTACACACCCACCAGTATTGCTCATTAGCATAGTATATCAAGAAGTACGTCTTAAAATCCTTGTAGCAAAGTTCTGACACATCGTATTTCTCAGCAAGAATAGCCTTTACAATTTCAAAAGCATCAAGTTCTTCTTGTGTAGTAACTATTCCGTTGTCCTCTTCTTCAACCTTGTCCTCTTGGGACGTTATTTCGCTTTGATGTTCCTCATTTTTGATAGCAGAGTTTAGCCTATCTTGGATGATGTCGTTTATTACGCTCGAAAAAGATTTTTTCACAAAAGGGGTGAATTGCTCTATGACAGATGGATATACACGTCCAGAATAGACTTGTCTCACAAAGTACTCTACAAAAGATGAAGACGGATTGGATATTTCTTTTTGTAGAATGGATTTAATCTCTGTCATGTATTTCAGTTCGTTCGCAGTACTGAATATCTCCTTTTCGTCATAATATGACTTATGGAACTTCTTAAGCTGTTCTATGTTGGCATCAGATAGGTTTTGCATATTGACAACAAGGAACGGCTTTTCGTCCATAATGTTCTGCTTGTCAATGTCGGTATAGAAACGCCACTCAAGGCCGTTTGTCAGCACTCCAAAGCGTGATTTGCTTGCCACGAAGTACTTTTGCAGTTGTGTTGAATGCAGATTTAGGTTTTGCTTAGAGTCTTTGCACTCAATAAGCATTATGGGCTCCCTATCCTTTAGAATGGCGTAGTCTATCTTTTCCCCCTTGCTTTTGATAAGGTCGCAGTCCATTTCAGGAACAACCTCGGTAGGGTCGAACACATCATATCCGAGTGCGTTAATCATAGGTAGTATAAATGCCGTTTTGGTGGCTTCTTCAGTTGCCACTGTGTCTTTCTGCTTACCTATCTTTTCAGACAGTTGCAAAATTGTGTCTTTGAAATCCATTGCTCTTTATGTTTGATTAGTAATGCAAAGATAGTGAATTTATCCATTGACGCAAAGATAAATGTTAGAAAGCAGTTAAAAATATTGTTTTTCATTGAATTTTAGGTAAAAATACGCTCAAAAACTTGTAAAATCCACATTTTTTTATTACCTTTGCATTGTTCAAAATATACATTGATGCAATCATCGCCGATTTGAACATCGGCTATTTTTGTATTTATAACTTTCGAGATTAAAGGTATTTTATAAATACTGCGCCGAGTGTGTAAGCGGAAACGCCCACAAAAGTTTGATGTATAACTTTGAACAACTCGTAGCGCAGTTTTTTTATTGTTCAAAGTTATACATCAATGAAAGAACAAGTAAAGGTCCTAAAACGAGTAGAATTGATTGGACACCAATTCGCAGTCTACTGCACAGCCGGAAACCCTTTGTTCCTTGCAAAGGATGTAGCAAACATTATTTTTGGTAATGACCGTGATCAAGGAACAAATGCACGTGTGGTAAGGGGTGTAGATTACTTCGAGAAACGAACCTGCATAATCGTTGAGAGTGGAGTTAAACGCAAGTTATGTATGCTATCGCTTCAAGGTGTGTATGATGTTATCTCGATGTGGTCAAAGAAGTATCATCAAACTTGCTTTGCTCTTAACAGTTACCTGATATCAATGTTTGGCAAACCTGTTCCAAAGGAAAAGGTAACTCAGGTGACTAACAAGGAGAGTATGATAACTAATGGTGATACTGTCATAAGGAGTAAGGTAACTGAAACAACGTCTGTCGGTAAAAAGCAGCCCACTGTTGTTGTATCTACTGGCAAACCAAAGACGACACAAAGAAGTGGTGTGCCACTTGAATGTATCTCTGTTTCAAAGGATGCTGCTGAACTGATAAGGACATTGCAAGATGAAAAGATGTCAGCTAAAGATTATCTTCTTGAAGCTATCTGTCGAATGATAGAGGTGATGTATAACCCAGAAGATGTTGATAGGCTGTACGCTATGAAAGACTTGTTCCCTCTCTATCAGATGGCGAGCCAGCGTAATTTAATTAACGCACTACAAGCACACTAAGAGCAATTAAGATAGTTTAATAGCTATCATGTCTATTCGGACGAACACACTAAGAGTAATTATTTTTATTGAAAAACACAAGAGGAAGATGTAAAAAAAACACAAGATTTCAAAAGTTAAATATTATGTAACTACTTGATTTTTAAGTAGTTATATTTGGTTAATTCAAATAAAATGACTACCTTTACACTGTCAAATTAATAATAACAATTAAAACAAAAGAGCAATGAAAAAGTCAGAATTTTTAGAGCGAGTTAAGTTCATTAAGGATTTTCTTTCAAAAGGGTTTGAAGATTATATGAAAGAAAATATCACTGGGACTGAATTCCAAGACCTTATGAGATTAGCGGTGAAACTTACTCCAAACTACTGCGTTCCTTTCGATGATGAAGAGGAAGATTATGAGGAAGCTTTCAACAACGCTCCTAATGATTGCGAAATGGAAAAACTTGATGATTCTGAAATCAAAATGCAGGAGGAGTATTTGTATGAATTTATCGATAATTTTCCTAACTGGGACAGTTCAAAGTTGACACTTAAAGGTGGTAATTCTTTCCTTACAATGTTTGTTTCAGACTACATGATTTAGTAATATAAAATAACTGGCAGGTGAAATTCCTGCCAGAAATATAAAGAGCAATGAATTTATTTACAGAAAATGTAGATTTTTATCCTACGCCAGAAGATATCATAAACACAATGATGCTCGGTGAGGATATTTTAGGAAAGACAATATTAGAACCTTCTGCTGGAAGTGGTAATATTGTCAGGTGGTTAAAATCAAATGGTGCAGGTGAAGTAATTGCTTGCGAGAAAGAAAAATACTTGCAAAAGCTATTGGTTGGAGAATGCAATCTTTTAGCAGAAGACTTCCTCTCTGTAAAAGCAGAACAGATAAGCCATATTGATTATATTGTCATGAACCCTCCGTTTAGCAATGGAGTGAAGCATATTAAGCATGCGTTTGATATTGCTCCTGCTGGCTGTACAATTATAGCTTTATGTAATACATCAAACTTGGAAAACTCATATTCAAGCGAAAGACAAGAATTGCGTGAGCTAATTGCTTTATATGGGTGCTCAGAAAATCTTGGTGCTGTATTTGTGGCATCTGAACGAAGAACAGATGTGCAAGTTTCACTTATTAAGCTTTATAAAGAAGCCGAAGGAGAGGATGAGTTTGCGGGGTATATGTTTTCTAATGAAGAAGATGTACTTGAAGGTAACAAGACGGAGGGGCTTGTTCAGTATAACGTGGTACGTGATATGGTAAATAGATACACATCTGCTGTAAAACTGTTTGACGAAACTTTAGCTGCTGCAAACAAAATAAATGAAATAGCAAAATTCTCTGACGATAGATTTGATTACATGCCTATCAGATTTGCAACGGTTGATGCGAATAGTAAGTGTGTTGACATAACTCGTCAGCAATATAAAAAGCAACTTCAAAAATACTATTGGAGGATAATTTTTAATAAGCTGGATATGGAGAAGTATGCAACACAAGAATTGCGTAACCAAATAAACAAGTTTATTGAAAAGCAGTCGAATGTTCCTTTTACTATGCACAACATATATCAGGTGCTTAATATGGTCATACAGACAACAGGTCAGAGAATGAATAAGGCTCTTGAGGAAGCTTTTGACATGATCTGTTCTTTCTCAGCAGAGAATTCTACTGCTGGTGAGAAGTGGAAGACCAATGCCAATTATATGGTTAATAGAAAGTTCATTGTTCCATATATGACCAGTTACGATAGTCGCTATAACAACACGTATGTCAAACTAAGTTATTCAGGAAATGAAATCAAAATTAATGATGTGGTAAAGGCTCTATGTTATGTGAATGGAGTTACTTATGACGAGAAACAAAGCTTGCGAAACTTTATATATGATAAAGGTATGCGCTACGGAGAATGGTACGAATGGGCTTTCTTTCGTATTAAAGCCTTTAAAAAGGGTACAATGCATTTTGAATTCCTCGACGAAAATGTATGGATGCGCTTTAATCAAGTCGTTGCTTCACAGAGAGGATGGATATTGCCAAAAAAAAGTAGAAAAGGAAAGTAATTCTTTCAAAATATACGTTTAAGGTATAGATTTTCAGAATAACAATTTTGATGCGGTGATGATATTTATATATCCACCGCATTTTTTATGTTCTATATAACAAATTTGTTGAAAGTTTATTTGAATTTCAAATAAAAATATTTATCTTTGTAGACGAAAGCGTGTGAAGATGCACGCAACAGAACTGGTCGTAATTTCATTGATTTCAATGGTTTAGTTCTAATGACTATGGTCTGCTTGCGTTCACTCGCATTGCAGGCCATTTTTTATTTATAAATAAACAAGCAATGAAGAAACATTTTAAGAAAGTGTTGGATGCACTGAGAACAAGTAAGGACATTAAGGCACTTGGGTTCAGTCGCAGAGAGTTGAAGGGTGTTGCTGCTAAGATTGCCGACAAACTTGACTCCGAAATTAAGGAAGATGCTACGGATGATGAGATTCAGGAAGCAGTAGACGATGCCATTGATGCCGCCCTGCCTTTCCTCCAGTTCTCACAGACGGTATCTGACAGCCGTGTCCAAGCGTACAAAAATGCTCACCCTACCAATGACGGAGATGATGATGACGATGACGACGATGACGATGTGGAACCAGCAACACGTAAGAATCGTAAGAGTCAGACTTCTAAGAAGAATGGTAAGGTTGAGAACGAAGGCGGTGACGATTCACCACTTGCAAAGGCTCTGCAATCATTGAATGCAAAGCTTGACTCTATGCAATCGGAGCTTTCTGCTCTCAAAAGCGGCAAGACAACTGATAGCAGAAGGGCTAAATTAGAGAAACTGTTGAAAGACACAGGTAAGTTTGGTGAAAGAACGCTCAAAGCCTTCGGTCGTATGTCGTTCAAAGACGATGATGAGTTTGAGGATTTCTTCGAAGAGGTTGAATCAGACCTTGAGGCAGAGAACCAAGAACGCTTAAATCGCGGACTTGACAAGTTAGGTGCTCCTGGCGTTACAGGCGGTGCTGCTGAAAGTCGTAGAAAGAAGAACGACGAAGAAGTTATGTCCGATGATGAAGTGAAGGCGCTGGCTAAACTTTAGTCATCACAAGTAAAATCAAAATTTTTAGTACAAATGGGTGCAAAAGCTAATTTGGTAAATGGAACTACAAAGGTAATGTCTGATGTAGATTCTATTGTTATCCGTCAGTACATTGGAGGTATCACAGGTGGTGCTACTCTTGATATGACTGACTTCAAGGATGATGTTATTAAAGCAGGTCATCTTGTTATTCGTAGACTCGATGAGGACGGTAATTACACTTACAAGCCTATGCCTGTTGCTGACAAAGCCTATAAGGTTCTTCCAGCAAGTCATGAGTATGTTGGTGTCGTAGTACGCTCTAAGATGGCAAATGAGCCAATGGTAGCAATTATGGATAATGGTCGTGTTAACGACAAGGCTATGCCATATCCATTGACCACAGAGATGAGAACTGCAATTAAAACAGCTCTCCCAAACCTTATTTTTGAACACGATTAACAAGGAGGTTAAAGTATGAAAGAATCACTTTTTTTACAATTTGTAGCTGCTATCTGGCCTAAGCTGAACCTGTATATTAAGGAGAAAGAAGAGCCCAAAAAGCGCTCTTATCTACACAAGGAAATGTTGACCTCTGTGTACAGTGCCGATCAGAAATGGGAGGGTACATCTGCAAAGACGGCGTATGTAGCTGCTGATATGGTTGCAATGGATTCCCCTCTCCCTATCAAGAAACGAGGTGCCGTTGCTTCATCTAATGGCAAATTGCCAAAGGTCGGTATGAAGAAGATTCTTCTTGAGACGGATATCAACGCTATTAACATCATGAAGGCTCACTACGAATCCGCTAAATCTCCAGAGGAAAAAGCTGAAGAAAAACAGCGTATTTTGGCGAAGCTGGTCAATGATGGCGAGGCTTGCTCTGTCGGCATTGATGAGAAAAATGAAGCAAACTTCCTTATGGCTCTTTCTGAGGGTGTGTTGCTTGTCGAGGATGAGGATAACGTAGGCACTGGCTTGCGTGTTAACTTCGGTTATCTTGACGAAAACACATTCGGTACTATCACTAAGGGCAAGGTAAGTTATGAGGATATTGAGACTGTCAAGAGTAAGGCTGATACTGATGGCAATACGATTACCACTCTCATGCTCGCCAAGTCTAAGCTGAATGAAATTCGTAAGGAGCGTTGGGCACGTGAACTTGTTGCAGATGCTGATGGTAAGGTTTACACTGACGAAACAACCTTAAATGTTCCTTCTGTTAAGAAGTTCAAGGAAGCGTTTGAGGACGAGTTTGATATTACACTTAAGGTTGTAGACCGATCAATCTTGTTCGAGAAGGATGGTCAGCAGAAGAGCAAGAAGCCATGGAATGCAGACCGTTTGGTGTTCCTTTGCTCAGACGTAGTAGGTTCTCTCGTGTGGGGTACACTTGCAGAGTCAACAAATCATGTTGAAGGTGTCAAGTATGCTACAGTAGACCAGTACAAGTTAATTTCTAAGTACTCTAAGACAGACCCTCTGCAGGAGTTTACAAATGGTCAGTCACTTGTCCTCCCAGTAATTGAAGACGTAGAGCAGATTTATGTCATTGATTGTTCTGAGGAAAAGTCTGCAAGCGTAGATAAGGAGAAGGAAAAGCTTGATACAGCAGACACCTTTACTACCGTAAATGGTAAGAAGTACAAGAAGGCTGACCTTATCGCACAGTTGAAGGCTCTCGATGTCAAGGTGGCTAAGAATGCTTCTGATGACACTGTTATCGCAGTTATCAATTCTCTGAGTGACGAACAGGAGGCAACTCTATTTGCTAACGTAACTGCTCAAGTATAATTATGAAGACAATCATGCAAGCGCTCCAAGATGAAGTTCATTATCCAGTTCCTTTAGGCTTCATTGAAAATAAGCTGATTGAGCGCCAGCTTCAAGGCGATGATGACTACACTTTTGAAGTTTCAAAAACAGCTGCATGGAAGGGTGCGCTTGCGGATTGTCTTTACTCTCTCCTACAAGCCGTAACTTATTCTGAATCTGACAAGAGTGTTGGTACCCTTACAGAGGAAGATAAGAAACGGCTATTAGTCCGCATTAATTCACTTTACAAGGATATAGGTGAGCCAGTAGTTTCGCTTGGCCAGCCTATGGTTACATTTGGCGAGTAGTATGTCTGTAATAGATTTTTCCGCACATAGATTAACGTATCAAATTGTGACACGTGGGCATGAAGACCCAGAGACTGGTGATTATGTTCAAGGTGAAACAAATTGGTCCACAGAAAGCTATAAGTGCGATATTGTTCCTGCTGGAAGGGCTAATACTATCCCTATACCAGATGGAAGTGTACAGGCTTACTCGTATACCATTTATAACCTCCCAAGAGATTGTCAAGAGTTCCAATATGGAGATATAATCAAATTGCAATTCTATGGCAAAGGAGAAGGGAAAGTCTTTAAGGTTTTAGGTTTTCATCGTTACCAGCACCAGTGTAAGATTTGGATTTGATATGGCAATAAAAATGACTACACCCCCAGAGGCATTAGAGAGGTTCTTGATGGCTGCTTTTACCATTATAAGAAATGAAGTGTCAAATGCTCTTGCTAAACTGGGTGTAGAGTGTGTTGCTAAAATCAGAGATAGGTCAAGCAAGGAAAGCTGGATAGACCATACAGGAAACCTCCGTTCTTCAATAGGCTTTGCAGTCTACGATTACGGGTTAAAAAAGGTTCAATCTTCATTCCAAACTGTAATGGGAGGATCTGATGGTTCGTCCGAAGGTCGGAAAATGATAAACAATCTTGCAAATGAATATTCTAAGGTTTATGCTTTAGTTGTTGTTGCAGGAATGAATTATGCGGAATATGTAGAATCCTTAGAAAGCAAGGACGTATTGGCATCAACAGAACTATGGGCAAAAGATGTTATTGATGCTCGCCTTGAAAGGGCAAAGAAGTCCGCTCTCGCTAACATAGAAAAATTATCATTATGAAGTCAGACATAGATATCAAAGATGATGTATGGAAGATTATCAAAGAGTCTTCGCTTCTAAGAGAAGTGAGTGGAGACTTGAAGAAAACATCTATACGTCCTAAAAACTCACGTTCAGAGGATATTATTATATCTGTACTTGCGAATAGTACAAAGCAAAAGCAATTAGCTTATGTAAACGTGAATATCTATGTTGCTGACGATTATATTGATGGCCAGAGTGAGGAAAATTCGGCTCGATTAAGAAAGTTATGTAAGATGTCATTCGACCTTTTCGATAATGTGCGAGGAAAGGACTTTAGATTATCACTCACAGACCCAGATTATGAATGTGGTCAGCGGGTGATTGAATCGTCTGGTTCTTCTGAACACGTTGTAAATAATAAAGTTTTGTATCAAATTATAAATGAATAATTATGGCAAGTAATTCTATTGGTTGGGGTAAATGTAGTATCATTGTTAAAGAACTTGATAACCCTACAGCAAAGTGGACTAAGCTTCCAACTCCTAAGGAGAATACCACAAAGCTGAATCCTACTAAGGGTGACAAGAAAGAAGCCCCTATTGAGGGTGGCGAGAATGAAGCAGTAAAGTATTCTGCTAACAAGTATGTAGTTGAGTATGTACTCAGACGTCTACAAGGACGTAAGAAGCCTTTCGCTGACACAAACGGTATTGTTGCTAAGCATTATGCTATCTTCATTCAGCCTGAGAACATCGCTGTACCTGGTCCACGTGTTGATGATACCGTAGTATCTCTTGCGGACGAGTTCAGTACAGAGGAAGGTGGTATCTTGACGTATAACCATGATGCTCTGAAGCCGGATACTGGTAATATCGTTAAGTGGTGTACAACCACCAAGGACCTTTCTACCGTCAAGGAGGGTGCAACTATCAACGATGCAGACATTACGTTTGTAGACGTAGATGTATAGGGTTAGTCTGGTAAAAGGATAATTAGGATAACTGACAATGCGGAAAGACGCATGACAGCCGGACAGACGGCTATATCGCAGGTTGGAGAAGTGGTATCTCGTTACTCTCATAAAGTAAAGAACGGTGGTTCGAGCCCATCACCTGCAACAAAAATAAAGAGATATGGATAAAGAAAAGCAATTAGAATTAGATATTGCCGACACCATCATAGATAGACCGAAAGGGTTCAGTGTTGGTCGTCGGCATTTTTACTTATATCCAGTTACCTTAGGCAAGGTTTATTTGCAGAAAAGGATAGTAGAGTCCCTTGATATCGACAAAGAGCTATTAATTGAGAATCCATACGCAGAAGCATTAAGGCTCGCAGAAAGTAAAAAGAAAGAATGCTGTCTTCTACTATCATACCATACATTGCAAGGGAAGGAAGAAGTGCTTGATAATAGGAAGGTACAAGAAAGAAAGAAGTACTTAGAAGGCAACTTAGGCAATGAAGACTTAGCAACCCTCCTTATTACATGTCTATCTGATGACAAGTTAAATGCATATGTAAGACACTTCGGTATAGACAAGGAACAAGAAAGAATGGAGGAAGCAGCTAAAGCTAAAGATGATAGTGGTACACTCACCTTCGGAGGTAAGTCAATATACGGAACTCTCATAGATGCTGCTTGCGAAAGGTATAAATGGACTTTTGATTATGTCGTATGGGGTATTAGCATTATCAATCTCCAGCTTTTATTGAAAGACAGTGTAAAGACAATGTATCTCACAGAAGACGAAAGAAAGAGAGTACACACAAATGATAGTTCTATGGTAGACGGAAATAGCAAGGAGTCTATCATGAACGCTATTAGTAGTATGAACTGGGGGTAAGAAAAGTATAGTTACAAAATACACATAATAAAAAAGGTCATGGCAGGACTTAAATTCGATATAACGGGCGATAATGGCAATATGTTATCAGCTCTCCAAGGTGTTCAGAATGGAGTTAGACAAACGCAAAGAGTTGTAGAACAGAGTGGACAAGGTATTGAGCAAGTGTTCTCAAAAGTCCAATCTGCTGCTGCCGCTGCTGCTGGTGCGTTCTCTGCAAAGGAGCTTGTAAGAAATGTATTAGAGGTGCGTGGTCAGTTCCAGCAGTTAGAGGTTGCGTTTACAACTATGCTTGGAAGTGCTGACAAGGCAAATGATTTGATGAGCCAGCTTGTTAGGACGGCAGCTACTACTCCTTTTGACCTTAAAAGCGTGTCTGAGGGCGCAAAGCAATTGTTAGCTTATGGCACCCAAGCCGATGAGGTAAACGGGACGTTGATAAGGTTAGGTGATATTGCTGCAGGTTTGTCTATTCCTCTGAATGACTTAGTTTATCTGTATGGCACCACCATGACGCAAGGGCGTATGTTTACTCAAGACCTACGTCAGTTCCAAGGTCGCGGTATTCCTATTGCTGACGAATTAGCTAAGATATTTGGAGTCACCAAGGACAAGGTTGGAGAATTAGTGACAGCCGGAAAAGTTGGAGCAGCAGAGGTTCAGCAGGCTATAGAGAATATGACTAATGCTGGCAGCCGCTTTGGTGGTCTTATGGAGGCGCAGTCGCATACCATTACAGGTCAGATATCAAATATTGAAGATGCTATTGACTCAATGTTTAATGACATAGGAAAAGCCAACGAGGGTATTATCAATACAGGATTAGGAACCGTATCAACTCTTGTCGAAAATTGGCAGACTGTTGGCAAGGTGGTTTTGGAAGTTGTCGTAGCTTATGGTTCTTACAAGGCAGCATTGCTTGCTGTTTACGCAGCACATAAGGTACAGGCTATCTATGGAACAGTAACCGCTTTCCTGTCCCTCGCTAAAGGTGTGCATACTGCAAAGGATGCTATGCTCTTGTTTAACCTCGTATCAAAGTCAAATCCTATCGGTTTGATAGTAAGTGTAATCACTTCGGCTGCTGCTGCTTTTTATCTATTCAGCAAGAATACTGATGCTGCGGCAAAAGCACAGGAGAGTTTAAGTAAGATAGAGGAAGAGGCGGCAGGTAAGGCAGCCGAAGAGAAGACCAAGATAGATTTGCTTGTTGCAGCTGCTAAAAATGATAAACTCTCTATGGATGAGCGCAAAGAGGCTATAAGAAAACTAAACGACCTCATTCCCGATTATAACGCTCAGTTAGATGTCACAACAGGAAGATACATAGAAAACAAGGCTGCCCTTGATAGATATTTGCAATCTCTTGCTCGTAAATATGAATTGGAGGGGGCAAAGGAAAAACTTGCTGAAATAGGTAGGAAGAAAGCGAATGCCCAACTCGAAAGGGATGATGCAGTGAGGAAGCAAAAATCTGCATCTGCTGCAAGAAATGTAACGTACGGCAATGCAGGTGCGTTTATTCCTACACCAGTTGTTGGCTCTAAAGAGGTTGGAGACCAAACAAAGAGGATAAACGAAGCAAATGAAAAACTGAGAGAAGCCTTAGAGGAAGAAAAACTTATCTTGAACAGATATGGTGTAGATTTGCAGAAAGATGCCGTTGGGGTGTCGCCTAAACCAAAGTCTACAAAATCAGAAAAGTCGATACAGGAACAGAAGAAAGAGTTACAGGCAGAGCTTGAAGCCCTTTCTTATAAGGAAGCCGCAGGTAAAAAAGGTGCTACATTACGCAAGAGGATAAGGGATTTAGCGAAAAAAGAAAAGGTGTATTCTGCTTCTTATGACACAGACAATGCAAAGGAATCCGAGAGGAAGGCAAAGGAATCCGAGAGAAAGGCAAAACAGGCTGCTGATAAAGCTAAAAGGGAAAGAGAGGAAGCAAAGCGTGAGGCTGAGCGTATAGCCGAAGAAACGAGGGATCGTAACAAGGCAATTAAGGACTACGAGGATAATGTCTTAGAACAGCAGAAAGAAACTGAACTTGCTTTAAGACAACAGAATATAAACCTTAAAGAAGAAAGTTACGAAAAAGAAATCGAGCAGATAAACCTCAACTATGACCGTTTGATAGCGGAAAACGAAAAGCGTCGCAAGGATATGATAGAAGCACTCAAGGACAAGAAAGTCAATGAGTGGTTTAATCAGAATCCAAAGGCGACAAAGGCACAGCAAGAAGATTACATAAATTCCCTCAATCTTACAGAAAACGATTTGAATGTAACTCAAAAGGCACAGCTTGATGAATACGATGCCATTGCGGATTCGCAGAAGTTGAAAGCGCAAAAAGACCTCTACCGGAAGTTGCTTGGAGAGTTTCAGGACTACGATGCAAGACGCACGCAGATAAACTTAGACTTTGACAAGAAGCGCAAGGACTTGGAAGCCATGCCTGCTGATACCAAGGGGCGTGAGAATGCCATAGCGGAACTTGAAAGAAAGCGCAAGGAGTCCATCAAGTCCGTCAACGATGAGGAAGTTTCCAAGATGCGTGAATCCTCCACTCTGTTCGTCGACCTGTTTGGTGATGCCGCAGACAAGAGCGACAAGGAAATCAGAAAGATAATTGCGGAAACAGAGGAATTGCTGTCTTATCTGAAGAATACCAAGACTGGCGATATAACTCCTAATTTTGGTTTTACTACAGAGCAGTTAAATACACTAAAGACAAGTCCGGAGCAGATAAAAGCAATAACGGAGCAGTTGGAGAAATTGAAGCAAGCCGCAAAATCTTCCAATCCGTTCAAGCAACTTGCAGAAGACTTGAAAAATCTGTTTTCTAAGAACAAAGATGGTGAAGGTGAAAGCGTAGAAGCCAAGTTGAAAAAACTCGGTGCATCTGCATCAGAAACAGCGGACTTGATAGGAGGAATAACAGGTAAGTTGTCCGAAATGTTTGAAGCCGCAGGAAACACAGGCATGGCTGATGCAATGAGTACCATTACAGATGTGATGTCTTCAGTTTCCAATATAGGAAAGGGATTTGCACAAGGAGGTCTTGTCGGTGGTATTGCATCGGCTGCCGGTGAAGCTATCGGTTTTGTAACAAAGGCATTCCAAGCAAGCACACGCCATGCTGAGGCGTTGAAAAAGATACAACAGGAAGTCATAGCCCAACAGAGAGCTTATAACCTTGCATTGTTGGAGGAAAAACTTGCATTCGGGCAGGCTTCAACAGTTTTTGGCAATTTGGACTACACGAAAGCGGTAAATGCCGTTGGGGTGTTGAGGGAGGCTTACGAAAGACTTAATTCAGAACTTAAAGGCACAGCCGCCCAGCAAAAGAAGTATCAAGGTGGCTTCGGAATGCTTGGTGTAAAACTGTTTGACTATTCGGAAGTTCAAAAGGCGTACTCGGGCCTTGCTGACATACAGATTAAGACTGGTCACAAAAAGACTGGACTTTTTGGTTGGGGCAAAGGGAAGGACATATACTCGTCTATCCTTGATGTTTATCCGCAGTTGATAGATTCTGCAGGAAATTTCAATAAGAAGTTGGCGGAAAGTATCATCAACAGCCGTGAGTTCAGTGGTGAGGGTAAAGAGGCTTTGAAGAATATGATTGACCTCTACGATAAGGCGGAAGATGCAACTAAGCAGTTAAAAGACTACCTGTCTGGAATTTTCGGAGATTTGGGCAACAATATGTCTGATGCACTTGTTGATGCTTTCAAGAACGGAACTGATGCTGGAAAAGCGTTTGGAGACAGCATAAGTAAGATGCTTGAGAATATCGGCAAGCAGATGATATTCCAGACACTGTTCAGTGGATTCATTGAAGATGCCAATAACAAGATGCTTGACGTGATGAAAAATCAGTCTATGTCTGCTGATGAAAAGTTCAAAAACTATGTCGATATTCTTGATGTCATGACAACGCAGATTTTAGGACAGCAGGGAACTTTCAATGACCTTATGAGTAAGTACAAAGGCATGGCATCAGAGAAGGGAGTAAGTCTGTTTAGCAGTGAGAATGAGCAGCAGAATGCAACAGCTAACGGAGTGACCACAATCACCTTTGAGCAGGCAAGAAGCATCGAAGCACTCACCACCGCAGGGAATATTTCACGTGATCAGACTAAGGAATTGGTAACGTCGATAGTATCTAATATTGCTTCGTTATCTTCATTCTCGTCATCAACCAGTGCAACGATAGTCGAAATTAGGAACTTAATGATAACTAACAATAGCTATCTTGAAGATATACTGAAGAATTCAAAGAATATTTATAATGATTTTTCTTCAAAGATAGATGATATTAATAGGAATCTTAAAGAATTAAAATAGTATGCCAAAAGGACAATTAAAGATTAATGGGAAAGATGCTTATGAGACTTGGGGTATAAGTATGGATGATACGTCTTTATCGGCTTTGATGACACCACCAGCTGTTAAGCCGTATATTAGTAACGATGACAGGACTAAACATGGTAAGGAATACTTGACGGCTCCTGTTTATGTTGACTCACGTGACTTGACCTTGCAATTAAATCTCACAGCTAAAGACGAAGAACAATTTTTTGCTCGGTACATCGCATTTTGCGAGGTACTTGCAAAAGGTGTTCTCGATATTGAGACTTCATTTCAATCAGGAGTTGTTTATCATTGCATATATCAGTCTTGTTCACAGTTTAGTCAATTTATGCGAGGTATCGGTAAGTTTGTGCTAAAGGTCACTGAAATGAACCCAAATAATCGTAAATAATTTATTTGAATTTCAAATAAAATTAATTATCTTTGTAGCTATGGTAATATACGACATTCATAACAACAAGATACTCGATGCGACAATAACAGAGGGCGCAGAACACGAGCAAGAGTTAGGAAGAAGTGACCTTGTAAGGTTGTCATGGCAGAGTGATGTAAAGGTTACATTGCCAGCAGGTGCGTATATTATACCTTTCGATGACGGATTGAAGTATAGGCTACTCAGTCCATACACACCGACAGAGGACGATAAAGGGTTTAAGTACACCCCCGAATTTCAGCACCCTTTGATGTGGCTGTCACGTGTGCCGTTTCTCTATGACACCACAGATGCGGATAAGAACCCTATCAAGCAGCAGGAGTGGTCATTTGACGGATTAACGACAAATGCACTTGAATACGCTTGCAAGGCTATCAATGAAGCACTCAATATAACGACAGAGAGCGAAAAGTTTACATTCACCCTTTGCGGTAATGTAGATAGTTCCGTATCATTTTCCGTATCATCGAATGATATACTTTCCGTATTATCTTCTATCGCTCAAGGCTGCAAGAAAAACGCTTGCGAGTGGCATTTATCGTGGAAGCATAAGACTTTATACTTCGGTCAGATAAGCATAAATCTTGGCGAGGACGTACCGACATTAAAGGTACACGATAATATACAGAAAGCATCTGTAAGCGATAGCAAAGAACCGTATTATAATTGTTTCTATCCGCAGGGGTCTACAAAGAATATGTCTACAAAGGCACTTGTGGGTACTGGTAACGTTGCCACGCTTGCACGATTAGGACTTGACAAGGCTGTTTACCCTGACGGATATATCTATGTAGACACAGAAGGGAACGTTATCACAAAGGATGCATTTGAGGCGTCAGGGGAAATCAAGCAAACGCTCGCACTCTCCTTTGATGATGTTTATCCGCATATTGATTTATATGTTTACAATGTCCGTAAGCACGTGCGTTATCTCAAGAACTCTCAGACAAATGCAATAGAACTTGACAGCAGAGGAAACAAAAAGACATATACTATTTGGTATATGCGATTGGCGTTCCCGTCTGTCACTAAGATAGCTGGCAAGACCGCTATCAATATAACTCACGATAAGGACGAAAGCGGAAACATCATTACTCACTATTGGTATGACTATGAGATAGACCGAACAAAGCAGGTGTTACAAGGGTACACGCTTAAAGGAATATTTAAGGTTAACACCCACGCTGTAGATGGGCAATATGACGTCCTTACGCAGGGACTTGTCGGGCAGCCAAACGGGCAAGAGGGTTTTGAACTCCACTACCACGAAGTAAACAACCCAATAGCAGCAAAGCCAAACGAGGGCGATAGTGGTGTCGACATCTTAAAGGGTGATTACGAAATACTCAAGTATCAAAGCGGAGATGCCATTATCCCTACCAATGAGAGCGAGGGACTTTATCCAAGAGGAAATACCCTCCCCGACCTCACTTGTAATATGGTCGTGCTGTTTAACATCGTAATGGGTGAGCATGAAACGAAACTTGCACAAGAAGAATTAGCAGCACGAACTATCAAGGAGGTAAAAAGACGTGCACAGGATAACAATAATTATTCATTTGCTTCTAATCCAAGGGCGTTTGTAGACCATAACCCTAACCTTTACTTAGGGCAAAAGGTCACCTTTGACGATGGGCAGGGGTATAAGTTAAAGACACGTGTCATAAAGTTGGTTACAAAGCTGGATTACCCGATTATTCAGGAGATAACCGTTGGCAATCAAGCCGTCAATGGTACTATCTCGCAGTTAAAGGAGGATGTCAATAATATCCTATCGGGTAATTTCAGCGGTGTCGGATTAAATTCTACACAGACAAGTGAGCTTGTAAAGAATTATGTAGACCCACGTTTCCTAAGAAAAAACGCACCAGACACCGCCCAAGAATTGATTACATTCTTAAAGGGTATCGCTGTTGGTGATCAAGGAAAAGGTCTTGATAGCAACGGAAACGCTACATTACTAAACGTCATTGCGGATGCGCTAAGGAGTGCAGACTTCCATGCTGGACTATTGGATGGTGCTGGCTTTGGGATATACAAGGACGATTATGGGAAATCAATAGCAGAGGTAGATAAACTCAATGTAAGACAGAAAGCGACCTTCTCGGAGTTGGAGTATAAACGTCTTGCCTTTACTACTGGCGATGTTGGATTTACGTCTGCAAGCGCACATATATATAGCGTTATTCCAGTTGGTGCTAATGGTACTCCTATCGTTAACTCAACAACGTTCTTTAAGTCTGCAAATAAGCAGGTGATGATAAATAACGCCCTACTCTCTTATAGTGTGTCAGCAGGTGGAAATAGTATATCTGCTTATAGATGTTACTTTCTTGCAGATGATGGCGATAAGCGTATCAGCAATGATTGGAGGGTTGGCGACCAAGCTATGTGCAAGACAGATAATCTCATTTCTCGAACGTCAAACAGAACAGCTAATAGATACTATTGGCGTTTGGTGGTAAACAAGGGAACGGAAACTATTAATGGTAAATTATATCACTTCGTAGATCTTTCGGATATTCGCGGCACACTTGAGCTTACTATTGACGGCAAACAATATACTTGTATAGGCTATGATACAAGCATAGAGATTAATAATGACATTCCAAAGGCTGAGGATGACATTATCCAATTAGGAAGTCAGACCGACACCGATAGGCAATACGCTCACATCATCTATGTATCAGAGGGCAAACGTGTGGACTATGCAGGTATCAATAACTACGACCTTGCTTCACACATTATTAACGAGTTTAGCCCTAAAGAGATAACGGTGCGTTCAGACCGTTTCAAGATTATATCCGCAGCAGGTGCGGGAGTAAGCGGTTCTTTGGTGTGCGACAGAGGAGAATGGGTTAACGGAACTACCGCAGGTCATTACGATAGATTCTCGTATCAAGGCTCTCTGTGGCTTTGTAACGTTGGAATAGGTAACACTACCACCGAAGCACCAACAGAAAGCAGTAGGATGTGGATAAAGCAAGTGTCACAGAGTGATGTGTATAGTCTGGAAGTCGTAATCAAGAGCGGTTCTATCCGCAATGGAAAAGGTAGTATGGTGTTGGAGGCGACACTCTATAAGGGTACAGATAATGTTTCTAACGAATATCCACCTTCTATGTGGTCATGGATGCGCAATAGCGGGAGCTCAACAGATAGAGCATGGAATGATGCTCATAAAAAAATAGGACGATTATTAACAATAACGGCAGCGGAGGTTGTTTCAAGTGCAACCTTTGACTGCGTAATCAATAGCTAATATGCAAGCAAGAGGACAGATAACAATTCACAATGTATATGATGGGCAGTCAGCAGAGTTCTACCGCCTGAAAGCCGTTCGTGAGGATGCTATGGTAAATGCAGAAGGAGTACTGAACGCCACGTTTAGATATGAGATAGAACACGTGAAGGGCAGTACTATTATCACTGAGAAAGGCAAGGAAGGAGAATTATATGTGTCTTGCGCCACAAATACAAATATTAACGTGCCTATCTCTGCTGGTATGAAAAGTGAAGGTGCTTTCAGGATGGAAAACTATATCAAGGCAGTAAATCGTCCTGACTATTTCATTGTAGAGTTAAAAAGCGGTAATGATGTTCTTGAAACAAGGACTATTCAAGTAATGATGGAAGCGGCATCATATACAAAGATAGTCAATGATATGCGTGAGAGTGTATCTACCAATGGTAGAGATATTACTACTATCAAGCAGAATGCAAAGAGTATTAGCTTTATTGTCGAGGGACTGAAAAATGGCGCAAGAAACCTCCTTACAGGGGGTAAGTTAGAAAAGAGTTCCAATTCCTACGGATATGCTGATGGAAGAGTATTTTTGAAGTTAAAGACAAATACAACATATACCCTAACTGTATCAGGTCATATCAGTGCAGAAGCAGTTGCAAAAGGTCAGACCTTACAAGCATACATCATTGCTGATGGATGGGTGTGGAGTGCTGGCGGTGGTAATCTCGAAATTAATACTACACATGATGTTATTAAACATTATACTTTTACAACACCTGAAACATTACCAAATGACGGTGTATGCAATTTCGATGCCTACCCTACCCCTAACAGAGAGCCGCAAGGTAAGAATGGCGATGTTACGATTAATTGGGTAGTCGTTACAGAAGGAACAGCCCCTGCTGCTGAGTGGATTCCAAGTGTTGAGGAAAGTTCAGAGGAGCGAGCGAAGAAAGTGGAAGCGAAGCTCGAAAATGGTGAGTTTAGAGTAAAATCAGACAAGACTGTATTTGTCGATAACAATGGTAAGGAAACTGTGCTTATTAAGGACGGCAAGATGTCGGCAGAACTTATTGACGCCGTTAAACTCGTTGCTCTCGGTATCAAGGCTCAGACTATCGACGCTGAAGGAGCTACTTTTCAGAATATCACTGTTACTGGTAAAAGTAAATTCGGGGGTGAACTCATAGGCACAAGTGGGTCGTTTACTTCGTTAGATTGCCTTGACGGTACTAATAAGGTTGGTGGTATTAAATTCGGAACTCTGGGAGATAAGGGCTATATGGCTTTTACAGGTGATATGGGAATGTGGGGCGAGACAACGGGTGACATTCGTAGGCGTTCCCCTAATTTTTATGCAACCAACCTTTATTGTAACAGTCAGTTCGGACATAAGTCGAGAGTATGTGCGGTTATAAGGGACGAGGAAATGTTTGTCTATAATGATGGGCATCTTAATTCAAATGGTATTCGTATAATGTTAACTTTTGGGTTAAAAGAGATAAATGGTAGTAATACTAATTATTATAAGATTCCGATGTATTCTCCTGGTTTCGGTGGCGAATCTGGAACGGTGATGGACATCGATAATCCCAAGGCTCAAAAAGGTACGCAAACCTATTTAGACGAACTTCCTGTAGGTGTCCCTATTGATGTTGTAATATTCAACTGTACACGAGACTGTGTTTATGACTTTATTGATATGGGCTATGGCAAGCAGTGGACGGTTATTAATGGAAATGATAAGGTGGTAGTTACATTCTGTCGTCATGGAGGAGCATTCCGATTAGAAGGAGGCGCAAACTTAACTTGTTGTTATGTTAATCCGAAATGGCTTTCTCCACAGACTGTTCAGAATAATACCCCTGGTGCTGGTGTGTTCATAACCCCTGCATTTGATATAGACTGGTAAGAACATTATTAACTCAATATAAAACAAAATGAAAAAAGCATTAGATTGTATTTACAGGATTTTTGGGAAGCTCGCTACTATCGGTAGCGACAAGTACTTACACCTCCTTGCAGGGCTTATCGTTGCATTTGTGCTTGGTAAGTTGTTTGCAAACGTTGAAGCGTGGGCTTTCCCTGCGATTACTGGTGTCTTGCTACTAATGGTAGCGAAAGAGTGTGTTGATTATTACCTGCGTGGTGAGCAGTTCGACTGGAAAGATGTCGCTGCTGGCATGGTGGGTGCGTTTGTCGGAGTAATACTTTGTTTACTATGAACTATTTAGAACAGTTTAAATACGTAATGTGTAGTGTCATCAGCGGAATGCTGAGCTTATTCTTTCCCATACGGGACTTTATGTATGCTATGCTTGTAGTCTTCGGAGTCAATTACATCTTCGGATTAGTTGCAGGACTGAAACATGGTGAGGAGTGGAACTTGAAAAAGTCAATGGTGTTCTTCTATCATTGTTGTTTATTCTTCGTGATGTCAGCTTCTATCTTCATTACAGGCTATTTCCTTCATGCAGGAGAAGAGACGCTCGGAGTTGTAAAGGCATTGTGTGGTGTGGCGATTTGGTTTTACTCCACGAATATCGTCCGAAATTGGCGAATGATGCTTATTGAGGACACCACCATGTGGAAAGTGGCAGGTTTTGTTTATTATGTTCTGACACTGAAAGCGATAGACAAAATACCATTCCTCAGCGAATATCTCAAAACAGCTCATGTAAAAGTCGATGACAACAAACCAAAATTTGAATAACCATTTAACGATAAAGATATGACAGAAGAAGAAAAGAGTGGCATCGTCCACGAAGTGATAGAAACTATCAAAGGGCAGTCGCAGGACATCACAGAACTCCCAGTATCAGATAATATTGAGGATTTCACGTCATTACCAGTGGTAGCACAAGATGGCACACTTAAGAAGATGAGCGTAACAATGCTCAAAGGAAAGAAGGGTGACAAGGGGGAAAATGGAATAAATGGCACGAATGGAGCTGATGGTCGCCTCCGATTGCAGAATCATGGTACAAATGACAAGGTATTTGCATTAACACCGAATGTTATGCACGTGTGGGGTGTCGTTGATAGCCTTACGCTTACTTTGTCACCAAACACAGACACCCGATTTGTAGCAGAGTATTGCTTTCAGTTCACTTGCCCAACAGACAATGGTACGCAATTAACGTTGTCAAGTTCTGTTAAATGGTTGGGTAATGTTTTTGCGCCTAAAAAGGGGCAGACTTATCAAGCGTGTATCGTTAACGGGCTTTTGCTTATAGGAGGAACGTTATGATTTTATTTGAGAAGTTACTTGCAAAAGAAGCTAATACGTATATACGTTTTAGTGATGAGAATGTAGAAGCGTTTTGCGCTAACTTTGACAAAAACAACGATAGTCGTTTGTCTTATGATGAAGCGGCAAGCGTAACAGTAAACGAATTTAATAGCGCAAATTATAACAGTTCAAAAAAGTTAACGCTATTTGATGAGTTCCAATTCTTTACAGGGTTGTCAGAGGGCGTTGTAAATATGCAAAGGTTTGCGTTTAACAAAGGAAGTGTTATAACAATTCCCAACATACCTATCTCTGTAAATAATTTGCAGTGTTCTACTATGACGGTACGTAATACGTTAAAAGGTTCTATTAGTGGAAACACTCTAATCTTAAAAGAAAAAGCGAACGTAAATTTAAGAACTGGCAATTTTGACAATTATGTGGTAGATGAGAATTGCGAAGCCTTTTGTAAGGTTGGCGATTTTGTCTTATCAAAAGACAAAACACGTTTGTTGGTATCAGATTTGAAAAGAACGCAAACCGTTATCCCTCAAACGGTGCAGAGGGTTGAAGATTTGGCAATTTTAGGGTCTATCTTTACAAGCATAAAAGTGCCAAACAACGTGACATTTATTGGTTCGCACTTTAGCGATTCGCAAATGGAAACCGTTGATATTGGCGAGAATGTCGAAGAAATTAGACATTACTTTTGCTATAACTGTGCAGCACTGAAAAAAGTAATTTTTAGGGGGCGTGTAAAAATTGTTTGGGAAGGTGTGTTTGATTGGATGAGTAGATTTGCGCCCTTTACTATTTATGTGAGAAATGAAGATATAGAGTATTATAAAAATCTTTTCAAATCTCCATATAACACTTATGTTAAATCAATAGACGAAATGATATGATACAATACAAGAAAGGAAACGACACCTACAACGGTGTTTATATCGAGGTAGGAGGGGTTAGAATTATCAACCCAACAGAAGAAACGCTCAAGGCAAACGGCTATGAGCAGGTAGAAACAGAAACGGCAGAGGAACTCCTGCAAGATGCGAAAGACAGAAAACTTGCAGAACTTGACGTGTTCAATCAGTCATCAGAGGTAAACGACTTCACGTTTAAAGGCATGCACACGTGGTTAACACCTTCAGAACGTGCAAGCTATAATGTGAGCATTGACGCAGCAGAAGCACTTGGCGAAACGACTATCACCTTTGCCATTGCAGAGCAACCTTTGACGATTGATATTCCAACGGCAAAGATTGTCCTTGCAAAGATTCAACGTTATGCGGATGCCACTTTCATGGTGACGGTCAAGCATAAGGCAGCTATTACCGCTTTGTCCTCAATAGAGAAAGTGAGCGCATACGACTTCACGAAAGGCTATCCTGAAAAGCTACAGTTATGAAAATAGCAGTACTTATAGCAAGTGTTATCGGAAGCCTGCTACTAATGGTGTACACGATATTAATGGCAAAAAGGAAAGGTTGCCCACTGTGTAGTCTTTCTGAAACCGCCTATATTGTCAAATCGCCAAATGTATTCACGTTTATAATTGTCACGGGTGCGTTTCTTATGACACCGCAGATGATTGTAAATACAAGTGGTTGGGTAGGCTTTTTGGGCATTGTGTTCCTTTTTGGAATGATGATGGTCGGAGCAAGCCCACACTATCGGACGATTGGCAAAGCATTACACATAGTAGGGGCTTTCACGGCAGCTATTTCCTCTCAACTCTTAATCGGGATTACTGATTATCGCTTTCTTGTCTTTTGGGTGATATATGGCATTATCTACCTTGTCAGACGAAAACGAAGTGTTCTATGGGAGGAAGGCGTGTGCTTTACTATTATTGCAACATTTAATATTTTGGGATAA